TTACGCTCCGCTGCTGTCGCAGTTGGCCGCTGGTCGCCCCACATCCTCGGGCGTCCACTGCGGGGCGCTCCTACGTGCGCGGATCCAACGCTGGATGTCGCTCTGGTACCAGCGAGTGCCGCCGCCGACCTTGTGCCTGGGCGGGAAAGTGCCCTTCTCCATCTCGCGGTAGATGTAGCTCTTCTTCATCCCGGTCTGGGCTTCGACCTGTTCGAGCTTCAGCAGGACTTCGGGGATGTTCTCAGCTGCGCCCATCTCGGGCCTCCGTTACTTCAGTGGTGGGCGCCAACAGCAGCGCAGTGTGCGAATCCAACCGCGCCGTGGACACAAGGTTTGCGATCTGTGTCAGGTCCATGGTGGGGTCATCGAAAAGGGCAAGGCCGATCTGGGCCGTCAGCCGCTGGGCCGCCGTCTCCGCCAGCGGCGCCTGCGTGTCGATGGTGGCGAGGGCGTATGCGCGCCAGGCGTCGCACGCGGCCTGCAGCTGCGGCTCACCGGCAAAGGTGAAGGTCAATGCGCGGCCGCCGCCGCTGGCGGGGCGCGTGCTGGTCAGGGCGGTTTCGAGAGCTGCTGCAACCGCTATGGCCGCGCGCTGCTGGTGGATCAGTGGTGACCGCTCGCCAGCGGCGGCCTTGATGTGCTCAACGGTCAATGTGATTTCTCCTTCGTATGCTCTTCGATTGACTTACGCATCTGCGCAATTCGGAAACCCCACTCGTCCCTTTCCCGCTTGCCTTCACGCTTCAACGCTCGCTCCAGTCGGTCGAGCAGCGGGAGAACCCAGGACGGATTGAACGGCTGGGGTTTCAGGGCGATCGGGGCCGGCGGCTTGGGTGGGTTGCAGTACGGATCGGCCCAATCGAAGGGGTCGTTACAGACGGTGCAGTGCGTTCGATCCGCCGACCAGATGTGATCCCGATCTTTGCCGGCCCTGCGGACCTCGTGGAGAAGCGGCTGGGTGTAAAGAGCCCGGACCTGTTCGCCAGCTGCAAGGGCTCGGTACCACTGCCTTTCATCGATCTGATACCAGAACGATCCGCCCCATTGCTCGAGCCTGACGGCCCGCTGCTGGCCGAACAGACGCATCAGCGTGGTGGCCCATCGATTCACCTGATCGGCCGGCACCGCATGCCCGGCGCGGCCTGCTGCTCGCATCTCGCGCACGGCGTCACTCGCAGTCTGCGGCGGTGCTGTGCTGATGGTCGAGGCATCGCCGCTCATGCTCCGCCCTCGAGCAGCATCTTGGGATCGATGTGCCACCCTGCTTCGCGAGCAGCACGCAGCCGTAGCTCGTTCGCATCGAACTCGTCCAGCTGCAGCGTTGTGATCGCGCCCTCAACCTGATGCGGCTGCAGGGGGCGGGACGTCCGGCCGAATGCGCGCCAAACGCTGAACACCTGGCAGCCCCAGGCGGGCGCAAGGCAGGCAAGCTGCTTGCCGTGCTCCCGGCAGTGGCGGCGGATCATGTCGCGCGCCGTTACGTGCGCGGGCGCTGGGCCGCGAAGAGCAGCGCGGATAGATGCGGCGTTGCGTCCTGGGCTCATGCGACGTCTCCAAATGAAAGGCCAGGCTGTGCGACCCGGATGCGCGCCTCGGCGATTGCGGCATAGGCGGGGTCCAGCTCGATGCCGATGAACTGGAAGCCCTCGAGAACGGCAGCTTTGCCGGTGCTGCCGCTACCCATGAACGGGTCCAGCACCATGCCGCCGGCAGGAGTGACAAGCCGGCACAGGTAGCGCATGAGGTCAGTCGGCTTCACGGTGGGGTGGTGGTTGCCGTTCCGCGCCGGCCAGTTGGCAGTCTCGCGGTCGCGCATCGTTGCGCCAGCCGAGACTGCTGGCACCGGGCCAGAATCGAGGCCGTCGTTGCGGTCTTCACGCGTTGCCTTGGCGCAGTAGAAGAACCGGGCAGCGCTGCCGCTATCCAAACGGCGTGCACCAGGACGCATCTTGAAGCCCACCGCTCCATCGTTGACGCTGTTCGAACTCGCTTCGCCGCCTCGCGGGAGGGGCCCGCCGTCGTAGACGACCGAGAATCGGGCGCTTTCCCCATCATCGCTCAGGTCCGCTTTCTGTCCCGGCGCTGCAGGGAATGCCGCGAGTACTTCCTCGCTGCCATCGTGGATCAGGTTAGCAGGCCAGCGACCCAGCGCTTCCGCCTTCGCTACGTTGGTGTTGCAACGGTCAGCATGTGCGGCTTTTGCCTGCTCGTCCTCCATCCATGGCCGGTGCCAACCATCGGAAGCAATCTTCGGCGCGGCCGATTGGTCGCCGCCGCCGAGCTTGTCCATCGTCTCGATCCGGCAAGAGTCGATGTTGAGCCCACCGGTGCCATGCTGATGCCAGTTGGCTGCCACCGTACCTGTAAGAGGCTTGCGGGCGACGGTGATCGGTTCGAGCGCTGGCTTCAGAGCGGTACCGCCCCAAGCACCGTTGTGCGACTTTGGGAAACCGCTGCCGTAGACCCACGCGATCATGTCGCGGATCTCGAAGCCAGCATCCTCAATTCGCACTGCCATGCGGTGCTGCGTACGTGTGCCGGCGAACGCCAGCAGGTGGCCGCCTGGCTTCAACACGCGCAGGCACTCGGCCCAAATCTCGGTGCTGGGTACGTCGTAATCCCAGCGCTTGCCCATAAACGACAGGCCGTAGGGTGGATCGGTCACGACGGCATCAACTGAGTTGTCGGCCATGCCGCGCATCACTTTCAGGCAGTCTCCGATGTGGATCATGCGAACAGGTCCAGTTGGGCCGGCAACGGCAACGGCAACGGCGGCGGCAGGGTGGGGGTGGGCGGTGGCACCGCAGCAGCACGGCGTGGCTTTGCCGCAGGCGGTGCACGGTGCACCAACTGCAGGTAGTCGCCGTCTCCGCGCATCTGCCAGGGACGCCCCTTGATCGGGCAAACGTCGTGGTAGCCCGCGTCGTAGTGGGTGGCGGGCGGCCCTTCGCGATACCTGAGCTGCACCTGGTAGTGCGATCGACCGGCGAACTTTGCCGGTTCGAGGTGTGGACCCGTCACGCTCTTGACGGTGAACAGAGGAAAGCACCGACTCCAGCGTGTGTCGTCGCCCGGCTGATCGGGTTGGCCATAATCAGCCCTGGGCTCGTCCTTGTACCAAGCCCAGACCTTGTCACCGACCTGGAACGGCTGCAGATCGTCGGTACCTGCATGGGTGCGATCGGGAAGCGGCGGGAACAGGTCGCGGATTGAGTACCAGTACCCGCGACCGTTCATATCGCTCAGCTGCGTCATCGGGAAGAGGGCGACGACGATGACGCCACCGCGCATCAAATAGAACGCACGCCCGCATGGCGACGGACCTCCCTCGATGCTTGATAGGATGGCTTGACGCGACCACCCCTTAACCAGTCTCCGCGAAACAATGCCGTCGGCGACCTTGAGGGCCAGATCTTGATCGATGGCGCCTTTCCCTTTCCATGGCGCAGCGGTGAGCAGCTGGTCAGCCATGGCCGTGCTCCTCCATCAATGCGGCCCGGATAAGCTCAATGTCTTCGCCGGCATGACCGCTGCAGCAGTACTTCCGGCGCAGCGTCAGGATCTTCTGGATGGCGTCCTCAACATCGAACGTCATGATCGGAAACAGCAGCAGCTGGTCAGCCATAAGCGCCGACGTGTTGGTGGTGATCGCCTTCATCGCCAGCCCCGCAGATACTCGCCGAACGTCACGCCACCGTCGTAGCGCAGGAACTGCTGGTAGCGCTGCTGCGACCTGGTCAGTTTCGGCTGTGGTGGAGTGTGCTCCTGCACCGCTGCGCGGCCGGCCTGGGTGACGTTGAACAGGTCGCTGCCGCCGGTGATCGCGTTGCCCGCTCGCCGAACCATGAACCCGCGAGCGACCAGCGCCATGCAGTACTGGTGGTCGGCGCCGCCGGGGCCGGTGACGAAGTGACTGCGGTAGCTGCGCTCCAAGCCGCCTTCGCCGACGCCCAGGGCGTGGCGAAGGATCTGCAGCTCGACATCCGGCAGAGCGCCGCCAGTCGTCTGGTTAGCCATTGCCCACCGCCTGGCCGTCGATCAGGGCCAACAGCGTGCCGAACTGAAGGTCGACACTCTCGCCAGCGGCGCATTTTTGCCATGCTTTGCGGACGGCCTCGCGCACCGCACCCAGGTCCACGGCCTTCGCGGGCTGCTTCGCGGGCGGGGCGGCGTAGAGGTAGTGCAGCGTGTGACCGTGGCGCTCTGCCCATGCGATTGCTTCCGCGCCAGGGTTCCCGCCGAATGTGACCGGCCCGGCCTCGCCGGTGTCAGAGAAACCGTAGTACCAAGCCACCGGCTCCCCCACCGGCTGGCGGGCGGCGAGGGCGGCCTGCAGTTCGGCCGCGTGTCGCATCGTGCAGTTCGCGATCTTCTGGCACAGCAAGTTGTCGCTGACTCCGATCTCCTCGGCGTGGTTGCGCCACCGGGCGACCAGCGATTCCAAAAGCGCATCCCCCTGACCACCCGGGGAGGGCTGGGCAGAGAGGGCGGCATTCTCCAGGTGCAGTCGTTCGGCCTCGGCCCAGCCTTCGCGCGCCCACGTTTCCCACGTTACGGGCCAGAGCGGGCCGCAGCCATTCGGGCACGGCTCAGTCTTGCTGTCGCCAGCGGTCACGGTTCCGTCGTGCATGTTGAGATTCGACCGCACAAGCTGGAACTGGCACTTCGCACAGCGCACGATGCCCGGCACCAGGTCGGAGCGATGATCCTCCAGCCTCACCCTCCCACCGGGCTGCACGTCCGCCAGGGAAGCGCGTACGATGGTTCCATTCGTCAGTATCGGACGCTTAGCCATGCCTTTCACCCGATTGGTTTCCGGATGGCATCTGGACATCGACTCCCAGTACATCGCAGAGGGCCAACCGCTGCCGTTCTGGCGCGCGGAAGTTGAGGTCTGGCGCGAGGGTGATGACGCGCCTGCGTTCCGTGATCACACGATGGCGCACCACGCAAGCCAGGATGAGGCCGAGAGAATCGCCGAAGGCCTGGGGGCTGACTACGCGCGAGCTCATCCGTTGGACCTGGACTGAGTGATCAGCCACAGCGCACCTCCGTAGTGCCCATCAGCACAACTTCACGCACGGCGGCGTCGGACAGCAGGCGCGCGCGATCGGCCATATCGCTGAACACCTGCCGTAGGTGGTGCTGCACGCCAATCGGAAGCGTGGTTAGAACTGGGCCGCTGCGGCGGCGAACCTCGTCCTGGCACTGGCTTAGAAGATCACCCAGCACCGGCTCGCGCGCTGCGGCGGCTTCACCATTCAGGGCAATGTCCAGTTGGCGCACCAGGTAGGCCTGCGCATCCTGCTCGAGCGAGAGCATGGCGTCATGGCTGATCAGTGGCGCCGCGGCGGCGAGGCCGGCGCGGATGGCCTCGGCGTAGCCCTTCTGGGCGCCGTGGGTGGCGTAGGCAGCGCGGAACGCTTCAATCGCGCTGTCGGGGATCGGAGTTGAAGATTTGGCTTCGCTGGGCTGAGGCTGTTTCATTCGGGAGATCTCAGGCTGCGGTGGTGGCCGGCTTCTCGGCCATGGCTGCCAAGCGCTCAAGGCGTTCGGCTTCGGCGATGTAGTAGTCGTGGCGGTCCTGACGGACCTTCGCGGAGAAGAACGGATCGGTCAGTGCGTGCTCGGCGGCGGCGCGGTTGGCCTTGGCCAGGCGGGCTGGGTCGTGGTCGAAGATGTCGAGCTGGTTGCGGAGGTCCATCTCAGGCGGCCCTTCGACGTCATGCGATTGCGCGGCCATGCACGACCCAGAACATGTCTTTCAGCTCCTGCGGAAGTTCGGTCATGGCGCGAGCCGCGAGATAGGCGCGCTCTACAACCAGCTCCGCAACAGGCACATCGGCAGGGGCAGTGGGCAGCACATTGAGACCGCGAACCCTGCACTCCTCCAAGAGGTCCTGGTCATCGAAGTCGTCAAGGTCGACGTCGACAGTGATGGTCGGCATACGAAGCTTCTCCAGTCAGTTGATGTGTACCCGGGGCCAGAGAGCCGGCATCTGCCGTTGCCAGGCTGCGTAGCCCACCCGGCGGCCGCTCTTGAGCGAGCGCTGCAGGATCTGCCCGAACTGCACGCGCAGCGAGAACCAGCGGCACGGGTGGGCAGCAACGGCCGCCGCATACCGCTGCAGCCGTTCTTCGGGCGTCGGTGCGGCCGTGCTGACGATCACCGCGTCCAAGCCGCCGCCGATCGGATGCAGGCCGTCCATCAGCGCACCAACCTGTGCAGGTTCGGCGCGACGCGCTGGCGTTGCTCTTCTGCCTCGCGCTGACGCTGCGCGCTCGCCTGGTGCGTGCAATACACACGGTAGGGATGGCGGCGGGGGCGCTTCGCGCGCTCCAAGACCGCGCGCTGGTCGGGCGTCAGATCGGGTGCTGGGAGCTTGATCGCAGGCGCCCTCATGCAGCACCGCCTTGTGCCCGCATCATGCGGCGAAGGTTCTTGCGCACGTCGGCAATGGCTCGGCCGGCGCTGGAGCGGCGCTCGAGCACTGCGTGCGCGGCAACGTCAGCGGCTGCGGCGACCTGATTCGGGGCGAAGCCCATACCAGTGGCGGCGGTAGCGGCTGCCTTGGCGGCAACGGCCGCGCGCTGTGCGAGCGGGTAGGTGATGACGGCGATCATGCTGCACCGACCTGGCTGATCGTGTAGCCACGGCTGCGGGTGGCATTAATGCGGTAGCCGTGCTGGGCCAGCTTCTGGCGCAGGCGGCAGATGGTCACCTCGACGGTGTTCGACTTGCGGCCAGAGGCGCCGTAGATCTCCCGCTCGATCTGGAAGCGGCTGATCGGGGTGTCACCTGCGTTGATGATCAGCTGCAGCACCCTAGATTCAGTGGGGCTCAGGGGCAGGCGCTGTGTGCCGATCATCGCGGCGCGCGGTTCGGTAAGGAGGCCGGTGATCACGGCGCCACCTCCACGAAGGCCAGTTCGTGCATGACGCACTGCGCCCGGGCCAGCACCGGGGAGGTGCTCGGCTCTTTGCCGTCTGCGGTCGACAGGGGGACAACCGCATTGGCCCGGACGCATGCCGCCGGGGAAATCTCATAGGAGCCGCTCAGGACGGCATCTGCCGCGTCGAGGGAAAGCTGCCAGCGCGCCGGCTCGAAGTTCTGCGTCAGCGCCGCAGTGACGCCGGCTGCGCAGTCGGGCACCCGGTCTGCATCGCGGAAAGCGTTGAGGGTCGTGTTGGCGACGGTGGCACGCAGTGCCCAATCGTCCCCGGCGGCCAGCTCATACACAGCCAGAGCGGCGCAGATGCGGGGGCTGGTGATCACGAGGCCGTCTGGCGCGTCGTCGGTAGCCGCGGCGGGTGCATCGGTGGGGGTGGCCCAGGCAACCACGCCCAGGGCGATGAAGCACGCCAAGGCGGCCATGCCGACGCGGGCGGTGCGCTTGGTGCTGAGGGTCAGGGGCATTGCGTGTCTCTCCGTGTGCGGCAGAAGCCGGCTGCGCAACTATAAAAGCACGCTTATACGAAGAATGCAAGCACGCTTATTCAGCGTGCTTCTACGCTACTAGCTCAAAGGAGCACGAGGAATAGGAATGGATTGGCGGAAATCGTTGGTGTTGCTGGCTCTTGGCGCAGTCGGAACAGTTGGTGCCCAGACCCCGGACCCGAGCGAGGTCAAACGGCAGGCTATCTCTGTCGAAAAAGCGAATACGTCCCGCCGATCAGATGAAAGGCCGAACACCGGCTTTGAGTTCATGGGAATTTTTGTCGGTGGACGACTGGTGCGTGAGTGCCCCGTAAAGCAACTCTATGGCGGGGCAATTTACGATCTGTCATCGCTGGAAACGGCGTGCTGGGCGACCTCGGACATGCGCCAAGACCCGCGTCCTAACCTGCGGAACAACGATGCGCTGACTGTTGTGCCTGTTTCAAAGAAGAGACCTACAGGCACGCGTAACGTCACAGCGGTTGTTGTAGATGGCAGAATCGAAGGACTCATGGTTGAAACAGATGGGTTTCAACATGCGCAGCAGCTTTTTGAGCAGCTGCAGCAGAAGCTCGGGAAGCCGACGACCCAGGGAACCAGCGACGTTGTTTCAGGGGTAGGCGCAAAGTTCTCAAGCCCTGAGGCAGTGTGGAATCTGCCAAACGTCTATGTCCGTTTTAGTGGGATCGTCGGGGCCATCGATTCCGGTCTGATTTTGGTCTATACCCCTGAGCAGCAGGCGCGTGAGGCACAGCGCCAGAAAGCACAGACCAAATCGTTCTAACGTCAGACTTCCTGCGCGCTGCGCAGCAGCGCCAGGCCCAAAATCTTGCCACCCACGTGCAGCTGATCAGCCTCGTGGGGAGGAACTACCTCGCTGAGGTACTTCCGGTTGGTGCTGATGACGTGCAGGCCATCCCGCAGCAGCTGCAGGCGTTTGACGTAGGTCAGCCCATGCAGATTGATCAGATACAGGCCATCGCCGTCGAAGTAGTCCTTGGCGACGTCCACGAACACCACGTCGCCATTCTTGATGTCGGGATACATCGAGTCCCCGCGCACGGTCACCAGGCGCACGCGGTCACCCTCGGGCACGAAGCCCAGCTGTTGGCGAACCTGCCACTCCGCGATGTCGAGCTCCCGGACCACATCCGGGTAATCCTGATTCATTGCGCCAAAGCCCCCTGAAGCCTCGCCTTCCATTACTCGAAGGCGAACATAGCCAGCGGGTGTCTCACCGTCTGATATCGAGGACCCATGAGACTCGTCCCAGCGCTCAGGGAGCTCACCAGTGATCAGCCATTCGACCCGAAAAGGCTTGTAGACACGGGCCAGCTTCACCGCCGTCTCGCCGCTGAGCGACTTCGTCTTGCCGTCCTCCAGCTGGTACAGAGCTGATGCGGTGATGCCAGCACGACGCGCGGCATCAGCGGGTTCGGTAATGCCGCACTCAGTTCGTGCGCGCTTCAGGCGGGTAGCGAGGGCTGTAGTCATGTTAGCGAGCTTATTAGTCCGTTAAGTAAGCGTGCTTGCACTGGCAATGAAAGCGTGCTTATATGGGCGGCATGAACATGCCCCGGATCACCAAGGAAGAAGCCATTGCCGCTTACGACGGCAATGCCGCCGCGCTCGCACGCGCTCTCGGAATCACGCCGTCGGCTGTCTATCAGTGGCCCGATGGCCAGATCGACGATCTTTGGGCGCTGAAGCTGCGCTTCGTGCTGATGCCAGCCCACTTCCAAGCGCTTGAGCGACCTCCGGAAAACGACCCGGACGCTGACCGGATCGTGCCGGTCGACGCGGTGTGACCGCGTTCCCGCCAGACCGCTGAGCCGCGATCCCCAAGCCACCCAATCCCTGAAATTCGGTCGCCCTGTCCATGGCGGCCACTTTGCATCGCCTCCCGAGGTGCGTAAATGAAGCCTGATCCTCAGTACCACGAGCCGCGCTCTGCGGTGGTGTTCCGGCACACGACCGACGCCATCCGCAACAGCGGCCACACCGACAGCAGCCTCGCCCAGGCGATCGCCGAGCAGTACATGGCGGACGTAGCGCCAGCCGAGCGCATCCTGCACTTCCATGTCGGTGTAGACGCCGACAGCACCGAAAAAGCGCTGAAGTCCAACGGCCAGCTCATTGCCCGCATCCGCAATGGCACAGTCAAGATGCCTGTTGACCTGGAAGAGTCGTGGGTTCGTGCGCTGCCGCCGCACTGGCGCGACGCCTGCTCGCGCGAGCTAGCCCAGCGCTATGGCTTTCTCGGTGCCCGTATTCCGATGATGGAGCCGCATGCCGGCGTGCTGGCTGTCGCCCGCCTGTCGGTGGAGTTCGGTCACACGCTCGAAGCGATCACCAACGTCCTGGCCGACGGCCGCATCTGCCCGAAGGACATACCTGAGCTGCGCCGCGCGCTGGACGAGATCGGTCAGCTCGAGGCGGAACTGGTGACGGCCAAGCGCTACGTGTCGGGTCACCTGCAGGATCTGGCGCCGCGAGCGGTGCAGGGTGCGCAGCGATGAGCGGCGGTGCAATGGTGAGCTGGGCAATCGCCGTGGTCAGTGAATTCGACAGTGCCGGCCGTCGCATCCCCGAGAGTGTGGTGCCGCTTCTGCCCATGGTGGATGTAGTCCTCTGGGCCAAAGAGCAGCCGCAGCCGGTGCGCGTTGATGTGCTCCAGAAGCGATTCGGCCTTTCGCGCGCGACGGCATATCGCTGGCAGCTAGCGCTGCAGGACCTCAACGACCCGGCGGCCGCCAGGCGGCGGCTTCCCAGCCTGCGGCAGCTGAGCACCGCGATGGGGCGTGAGGTTCCCGTATCGGGTCATGCGGGGGCGACAGGATGAACATCAGTCCGACCCTCGGTCTGCGCTGTGGCCCTGCGCTTCGCGCCGCTCCGACCGAGCGAGAGCCGGCCGTAGCTCCGGTCGCCGCCGCGATGTCTGAAAAGAAGCTGCGGCGCAGCGCGCCGCAGCACGCCCTTGCCGGCTACAACACCACCAGGATCGTCATGGAGTTCATGCGCTGGGCAGTCGAGCTCAGCGATTTCCCAACTGTTGAGGCGATTGTCCGGCACTTCGGCGTGAGCCGCGCCACGGCGTATCGCTGGCGCAACAGTCTGGGTGAGACATACCGGCTGGAGACGCTGCCGCCCAACGAGCATGAGCTGACCAGGATTGGCAGCTCCGGTGCTGCTGCGCGCGGCAAGCAAGGGGCCGGGGAACCCTGATGATCTACTTCGAGATGTTCCCGGGCGACTACCTCAAGGACACGACCCGACTGTCCCTGACCGACCACGGCGTCTACTTCAAGCTGATGCTGGCGTACTACTCGGAAGAGCAGGCGCTGCCAGAGAGCCTGGCCGAGCTGTACATCATCGCCGGCGCAATCACTGCGGCGGACAAGGCCGCGGTCAAGAAGGTCGCCGACCGCTACTTCCCCGTGGCAGAAGACGGATTGCGGCACAGCAAGCGCTGCGATGAGCAAATTGCCAAGGCGCAAGGCCGTATTGCCGAGGGCCAAGGCCGCCGCGATGCCCGAAAGAGCAATGAAACCGAGCGCCAGGCACGCACCCGAGCACGCAGAACCATGCTGTTCGAAGACCTGCGCGCCGTCGGCGTCGTGCCGGGAGGCATGGTCACGATGGCACAGCTGAAGGCGCTCCACGTCACGCATGTCACGGGCGACGAGCGCGTGACATTTGATCAGTTGTCACGCGTGACATGTCACGCAGAGTCACGTGTGACAGGTGGTGTGAACACAGGTGTGAACACGGGTACCCAGACCCCAGACCCCATTACTACTCCAGATACATCACATCTCACTCATGGATCTCTGGGAGGCGTGACCGACGCGGGGCGTGCGTGCTTGCTGATGCGCAAGGTCGGTTGCCATTCCACCAACCCGAGCCACCCCGACCTGCTGGCCGCCCTGAAGGAGGGCGTGACGCCCGAGACGCTGGGGCACACGGTCGCTGAAGGGCTGGCGCGATCGCCACCGGTCACGAACCCGTTCCCTTGGGCAATCAAGACCGCCCGCAATCGCCATGCGGCAGGCGCAATGCCCGCAATCCCCAATACCACCGGAGGCACCAATGCAAGCCATCAGCCAGGTTCTGCCGATCAGGTCACAGAGCAGCGACGACAATTCGAGCAGCGCGCGGGAGTTGGCGGCTTTGGCGGAACGGGCGGCGACGTCATCGACGTCGAGTTCGAGCCCGTCCACCACTGAGCCGGACCAGCGCGCGGTGAGCATGCTGTGGACGGTGTGGGAACGGATGGCTGGCATGTTTCCGGGGAAGTGGGTGCGTGAGAACGGCTCAGCCCCAGTGAACAACGCGGGCAGCCTGACCACCGCCGGTGAACTGTGGCTCCAGGTGCTGGTTGGCATCACCCCACGACGGGTCGCTGACGGTATGGGCAACTGCCTGCGCAGTGCGCTGCAGTGGCCACCGAACCCCGGGCAATTCCGGGCCATGTGCCTGGGCGTGCCGTCGTTGGCAGAGGTTGATGGCCAGATGCGACCCGGCCAGGCTCATAGCGGGTTCACCGTGCTGGTGCGATCGAATCTGGACCTACATGCCTACGCCACGGCCGAGAGCGGCGCGCAGCAGCAGCGCATGTTGGTGAACGCCTATGAGAGGGCGGTGAAACACGTCATGGACGGCGGGGCGGTGCCCGAGGCGATGGCTGCATTGCCTGCACCCAGGCCAGAGCTACACGTGGTGCGCAACCGCGACGCCGCGCGCAACGCTATGGCGCAGGCCGCGGCGGATCTGGGTTTCGGAGGCGCTCATGGAGCCAGCTGAAATCCGCGCCTACCAGCGGCAGCTGCTGCTGTTCTGCTTGGGCATCCACGGCGAGAGCACTGCAGCGGAGGCCTTGGAGCTGATGGGGAACGCCGCGCTCGAGTCCGGCGCGCCACGCGAGGTGATGCTGCTGAGCACGGCCGCCGTGGCTGGCCTTTTGCGAGAGCTGGACGGTGATGGCCTGGTGCGCAGGTGCGAGAACCGCGACAGCGGCCGCGATGGGCGGCCGGTGGCGACGTGGGCTGCGACCGTGGCCGGCCGCGTGGAGCGTGCGCCGGCGCCGCCCTCGGGTCAGCAGCAGCTGGCCATGCCAATGCTCGCGCCACCATCGGGGCAGCGCACGCGCGGCGGGTTGTCCATGGAACAGCTGATGGCACTGCTGAACGTTGAATTCGACTGCATGCTTGAGCAGATGGACCGCGAGCACCAGGCCGCGCAGCAACGCGCCCGGCAGGAGTTCGACGCATTCAGGCAGCGCGCAATGCGAGTGTGGAGCGCTATGGAGGCATCTGTCTGATGCCGCCGAAGAAGACATCCAGCCGCTCCCTGCGCTACGCAACCGTGCAGGACATGCCGGAAGGCATGCGCCGCCTCGTGCAGGCCAGTGCGCCGGCAGCCGGGCCAGCACCGGCCGCGCCGCGCGCCTACCGTCCGCCGTCTGCTGGTCAGCCCTCTGGCAGCGGAAACGCCGCCGGCAAGGTCGCACGCGGGAGGCCGCGGCACGTGCCCGGGGAGATGAACAAGACCGAAGAAGCCTATGCCGCGCATCTGGCGCTGCAGCTGGCCGCCGGCGAGATCGCATGGTTCCGGTTCGAGTCCGTGAAGCTGAAGTTGGCCGAAAAGACTCACCTCACCATCGACTTCTTCGTGATGACGGCCGCTGGTGACTTGGAGGCCCACGAGGTGAAGGGCTTTTGGGAGGAAGACGCCCGCGTGAAGGTGAAGGTGGCCGCGGAGATGTACCCGTTTCGATTCCTGGCAGTCCAGCGTGCCCCAGGCGGCGGCTGGAAAACGGAGGTGTTCTCTTGAACGCAATGATGATTGGCGGGGTCACTGTGCGCCGCGACGACGTGGGCAGGTTCTGCCTGAACGACCTGCACCAGGCATCTGGTGGTGCGAAGCGCCACCAGCCCAGCGACTGGCAGCGCCTGAAGCAGACCGAGGAACTGGTGGCCGAGCTGGTCAACTCCGGTGATTCCCGGATTTACCCAGTGCACTCGGTGGCAGGCCGCTACGGCGGCAGCTACGTGGTTCGCGAACTGGTCTATGCCTACGCCATGTGGATCAGTCCCAGCTTCAGCCTGCAGGTGATCCGCGCCTATGACGCGCTCGCGGCCGGGGCGGCGGCGCCTGACCCGATGCAGGCGCTGACCGATCCGGCGACGCTGCGCGCGCTGCTGCTGTCCTACAGCGAAAAGGCCGAGATCCTTGAGGCGCGCGTGCAGTACCAGGAACCGCAGGTCCGCGCGCTGCTGAGGCTGACCCAGGCTGACGGTGCCTTCAACATCAGCACCGCCGCCAAGATGCTGCAGGTCCAGCCGCGCCAGCTGTTCGCCTGGCTGTCCGAGCACGGCTGGATCTACCGCCGCGCGGGCAGCAAGAACTGGCTGGCGTACCAGAACCGGCTGCAGCAGGGCGTGCTGGTGCACAAGGCGTGCATCCAGCGCACTGACGGTGAGCAGGAGCGCGTACACGAGCAGGTGCTGGTGACCGCGAAGGGCCTGTCGCGGCTGGCGGAGAGCATCGACCGGGGGCAGATGAGCTGGGCGCAGGCGGACGCGGCCACCGGTTTGCAGCTGGCTGCGGAGGTGGTCCATGGCTGACCATCCGAGCCTTGCGGACCGCGCAGTGCATGCCCTGGCCGAAGTTGCGGCAATGGATCGAGACGTGCGCAGCAATGATCCGGAATGCCTTGTCGTGTGGAACCTGAAGGACGAGGCCCAACAGATTTTGGCCGAGGCCTTCACCCGCGCGGCTCGCCTTGCCTGTCTGGCCCAAGCGGTGCGCAGAGACATGCGGCAAGCAATTGAGGCCGCACAGCGGCCGGAGGGGGAGTGATGGGCGGTCCGATCATCATGCAGCGGGAGGTGGCACCGGTGAAGCCGGGTACCGCCATGGAAGAGCAGCTGCAGCTGAAGGGTATTGGTCGGCTGCTTGCCGGATTCGGGTATCGCTACGGCTCTGAGGTGCAGCTGCACCAGGCTCTGTCGTCCGTCCTTGACCATGCCGGCCACGCCCACGTACGCGAGTACCGGCTCGATGCCAGCAACCGCGCGGACTTCTGGCTGGACGGCCTGGTGATCGAGGTGAAGGTGGCCGGCTCACTCGCCGACGCCCTGCGGCAGGTCGGGCGCTACATCAGCCTGCCGCAGGTGCGCGGCGTGCTGCTCGCTACTACCGAGCGCTGGGGTGAACGCCCGCTCGTAGCCCGGCCGGCCTGGCAGGGGAAACCCTTCAACATCATTCGCCTGAAGAGGCAGGCACTGTAATGCAGACGACCTATGGAACCCTTCTGTACAGCGCCGCCGGCAGTACCTGGCGGGTGATCTGCGAGCCGCAGGTCCGCGCGCGCATGAAGCGCGTATTTCCCCGTGTGCGCCAGCACGCCGCAGAGCACATCGACCTGTCTGCCACGCCAGAGAACAGCCGGGAGCTGCAGTGGTTCACCCAGCGCTATCCGCTGGCGATGGATGCCGACACGCAGCGCGCGCTGCAGCAGCTGGCGGACGAGCACGTGGACATGGAGCGCAGCCTGGGCGAATTGCTGGCCGGTCGCGTTCAGATTCCAGAGTTCACCTTGGCCAAGCCGCCGCGGGAGTACCAGCGGGTGGCGGGGGCGCAGCTGTCCATCCGCGGCGGGCTGCTGCTGGCCGACGATCTTGGCCTCGGCAAGACGGTCACCGGCATCTGCCCGATGGCCGCGCCGGGCAACCTGCCGGCCGTGGTGGTGTACCCGGCGGCGCTGCCGAACCACTGGCCGGAGAAGCTTGCCGAATTTGCACCGCAGCTGCGGGTGCACCACATCAGGAAGAGCGCGCCGTACCCCCTCGTGCGCCAGCCGAAGCAGAGGATCAAGGATCTGTGGGACACGCTGCCGGACGTGATCCTGGTCAGCTACCACAAGCTTCGGGGCTGGGCCGAGACGTTGGCGGAGATCGCGCAGTACGTGGTGTTCGAGGAATGCCAGCAGCTGCGTAGCCCGGACAGCAGCATCCACAGCGCTTGCCGCCACCTGGCCAGCCGTGCGCGGCTCCGCATGGGCCTGACCGCCACCCCGATCTACAACTACGGCTGCGAGTTCTTCCATGTGGTCGACCCGCTGCTGCCGGGCTGCCTGGGCACCTATGACGAGTTCCTCCGGGAATGGTGCATCTCCGCGCCCGGGGAGAAGGCCAAGCTGCAGGACGCAGAGCAGTTCGGCCAGTACCTGCGGCGCCAGGGAATCATGCTGCGCCGCACCCGCAAGGAAGTGGGTCGCGAGCTGCCGGCGCTGTCGAAGATTCCGCACGAGGTGGAATCCGACGCCAAAGCACTGGATGCCATCACCGGCGACGCTGCGGCGTTGGCGCGGATCATCCTGCGGGCCAACGAGCAGTACCGCGGCGAGAAGATGCAGGCCGCCGGCGAATTCGACCGCCTGCTGCGGCAGGCGACCGGCGTGGCCAAGGCGCCCTACGTGGCCGAGTTCGTCAGGTTGCTGCTGGAGAGCGGCCAGAAGGTGCTGCTGTTCGGATGGCACCGCGAGGTCTACAGCATCTGGCAGGAGAAGCTCGCTGCGTACAACCCCGTCATGTACACCGGCAGCGAGTCGCCGAGCCAGAAGCAGGCAGCGAAAGACGCATTCATCAGCGGCGCTAGCCAGGTGATGCTGATCAGCCTCCGCTCGGGTGCGGGTATAGACGGGCTGCAGCACGTATGCAGCACCGTGGTGTTCGGCGAACTGGACTGGTCGCCAGGTGTCCACGAGCAGTGCATCGGCCGCGTCCACCGCGACGGGCAGACCGAGCCGGTTATGGCGTACTTCCTGCTCTCCGACAGCGGCAGCGACCCGATCGTGTCGGACGTGCTCGGGGTGAAGCGGGAGCAGATCGAGGGCGTGCGCAGCCCGGGAGAACACCTGGCGGAGCGTCTGGATGTAGGCGAGAACCAGCTGCGCGCGCTGGCCCAGCAGTTCCTTCAACAGCAGGGCGTGGCCCTGGAAACAACCAACGTTACAACCATGGAGACCTCCCGATGATTCCCAATTTCCCCAGCCTGGACGAGGCAACTCACCACCTGTACCTGGAAGGAAAGGAGGGCCCCATCAGGTGCCGGGTAGACGGCAGCCTGTGGGATGTCTGGCAGGACGGTCGGTCCCGCTGGGTCAGCAACTGCGAGGTGGCCTGATGTCGGCAGTGGCCGCGCCCGCGGGAAACCTGACGCCGTGCGGCAACTGCGGCAGCGACGACGTGCGCATGCGCGCGCGCGGTAGCGCCGGTAGCCGCCGAACCGCGCAGGTGGTGTGCGCGCGCTGCACTGCGCGCGGTGAGCTGCATGTTGGTGCAGATGCAGAAGAGCGCGCATGCAGGGTCTGGGCGAACCGACCGGTCTACATGCCGGCTCCAACGGCGGCCAGGGTGGTGCATGGCCGAGTGCCGGTGCCAGAGCCGACCCTGGAGCGAGATCCGCTCGAGCTGATCGCTCGCATGCTGGTAGGAGGGAGCTTCCGCGAGCCAACCGACGGCCGGTCAACCATGCCGCCGCTGACATCTGCCGACATCGCCGGTGCCGTCGGCATGATGCGCGATTCGGTAGCAAAGCAGGCCGTGCTGGCGGTGGCGCTGCGCGGGCAGGGGGTGTCCCTGTCGTCGCTGGGGCGTTCCCTGGCAAGGCGAGTGATGCGGCAGATTCAATGGCAGCGGCGCAACGGCACAAAGCCAGCGCTGCGAATGGATGACCCGGCGGACCGCTGGCGCATGAGGCTGGTGCTGCAGGACGCCGTGAACGACCTGGTGTGGCCCGAAGGAAAGATCGCCGCGCAGGATGCTGCCAAGGCGGCAAAGATGCGGAAGGGGGACTACCTGCGCGTGTACGGGATCGCTGCCGCAACGCTGCGACAGGCGCTGGAGGATGGACGGAAGGAGTTCAGCGGAAGGGTATTTAACTGACCCGTCTGGTGAGTAAGGCAGCCAGAGTTCGCTGCTCGAGTGCTGCCAAGTCCCGCCTACAAAAATGCGCTCCAATGGCTTGATGGTCGACCATGGCCAGCATACGATTGCAGCTGTCTAGCAGGAAAATTCGTCTTGCCATCCGCCCGTGATGCACGGTCAAGACGGTGTCAAATTCAACGGACGATCATCGAACCCATGCGTATTTTAGATAACCCTCACGATCCCCTGCCAGTTGAAGCCACCTTTGATAGATTCATTGAGTTGGTTGGAGGGGCTCGTGTCGGTTCAATTGTGGGTCAGACACCTGCTTTCGCTAATGCAGACTATGTTTTCACAGAAAAGCAGTTCGTTCTGGAGCTTAAAGAGCTAACTACGGATTGGCCACTGCTGGAGGACTACCAGCAAAAGATCAATGATCTGTGGCTCAAATTCGCGAATGATGGTCGAGTCACGGCTCGGCATTTGGCTGGCGACCTACAGCTGCCGAGGGATGTTCGGCGAGACTTCCTTCAGCTCTTACGCAAACCAATTAAACGTATCCTGGAAAAAGCCAATCGTCAGATTAGGGATACGCATGAGAATCTTCGGCATCAGTCAGGCGAAGGTATCTTGTTGCTTGTGATCGACGGTTTGCGCAGTGTTGCTCCGCAATTTTTGCTGGCGCTCGTTGCAAAGATCCTTCTTCATGATTACTCGTCGATAACGGGAATAGTGCTCATCACTGTTAACGAGTACATTGACGTTCCTGGTGATGATTTCGCACGATTAATTTGGATTCCAAGCTATCAGGAACGAGCTTCAGATAATTTGGTTGATTTCGTCGATGACATCGGGCGGAAGTGGTTTGACTTCATCGAGCGAGAGATTGGGGGCTTCGACGATCGAATCGAAGGTCCTAACAAAGGATGGCTTGAGGGCGCGAACTTCGTCCGGCGCGTGTGAGCCGTTCTACACGGAATTCGCTTAAGCCACGCATCCCCACCCGTAAACGTTAATGAACATTACCGCATTCGCCGCGAACCTTACCGCATTCGCCCGACTGCGGTAAGGAACCTTACCGCAGTTGCAGCGGGAACCAGACTTAGGCCACAGTAGCTACCGTGGGCGAGGTTCCAACCAACCCGCACTCAACGGCCGCAGGCCTGGACTCGGGAGGTCCAGTGACCTGCGGTTCGTCGTTTCTGGGTGCGAAGCCCAACCATTAAACAGAGCGACGCCCCGATGCCTGGCAGCAGCGCGGCGCCGCCTCAGTACACGCGTTTCAGCCGCGTGCCATTGGCCTAAGCCCTGCCGCTCTCCGGAGAGCGCGAGCAGTTTGCTTAACGAATGTCGCAACAGTTGAGACTTGAACACAAAGACCCTATTCCCTTGGCCGGGCGGTAAAACGCGCCTGGTGAAACACCTGCTTCCCCTGATCAACCAGCGGGATCACTCCTGCTACGTTGAAGCCTTCGCGGGCAGTGCTGCGATGCTGTTCGAGCGCTCGCCGGCGAAGATCGAGGTGCTCAACGACACGCACGGCGAGCTGGTACGCCTGTACCGCGTTGTGGCGAACCACCTGGACGAGTTCGTTCGACACTTCCGCTGGTCCCTGACCAGTCGTGAGATGTATCGGTGGGCACAGCTGCAGCACGTCGACACGCTGACCGATATCCAGCGCGCGGCTCGGTTCTACTATTTGCAGAAGCTCAGCTTTGGCGGGAAGGTGGAAGGCCAGACGCTCGGAGTGGGCCCGACTGGTGCGAAGCGCATCAACCTGCTCCGGCTGGAACAGGATCTGAGCGATGCCCACATGCGGCTGCATGGCGTGGTAATCGAGCAGTTGCCCTGGCAGCGCTGCATTGCAAAGTACGACCGGCCCGAGACGCTGTTCTTCTTGGACCCGCCGTACTGGCAGACCACCGGCTATGGCCAGGCATTCCCGCTTGAAGAGTACAAGCAGCTGGCCACGGTGATGGGAGCGTTGAAGGGTAGGGCGATCCTCACCATCAACGACCACCCGCAGATGCGCGCGCTGTTCGATCGCTTCCATCGCATCAGCGTCCCAATTCGATACACGGTTGGCGGCGGTGCTGGGGTTGCGCGCACTGAGCTGATCTACACCACGTAGCTGGGCCTCGGCCCAGCGGTCTCTATGCCCGTTTCCCGACCGGATCAACCCTCGTGCCTAGCCGGCTGCGGGGCGGGCACCTTTCTGCAGGAACCTCTGATGGCCAAGATCACCGCTCAACAGGCCGGCGGCACCAACGTCGTCGCCTTCCTGGATATGCTGGCCTGGTCGGAGGGCACCAGCACCAGCCCGGCCACGAAGAGCCAAGGTTACGACGTGATCGTGACCGGTGCCGACCGGGTGCCGGAGATCTTCACCGACTACTCGGTACACCCGTTCTCCCGCGGACGGAAGTCGAAGGCCATCAACAGCAAGGGCCTGACCTCGAACGCGTCCGGACGCTACCAGTTCATGCTGAAGGACTATGCCCACTACCGCGCGCTGCTGAAGCTGCCGGACTTCGGGCCGCTGTCGCAGGATCTCTGGGCCATCCAGCTGATCCGCGAGCGCCGCGCACTTCCGATGATCCAGGCCGGCCGCATCACCGACGCCATCAAGGCCGTGCGCAACATCTGGGCGAGCCTGCCGGGCGCAGGCTACGGCCAGCCGGAGCACGCGCTGGAGAAGCTGCTGGCTGCCTACCGCAACGCTGGCGGGGCAGTGGCGCCGTGACCGAGCCGATGAGCACCCTGAAAACCTTCGTCGGGACGTTCACCGCTGCGGTGGTGGCACCGGCGACGGCTGACGCGTTGCGCGAGGCCGAGCGAATCATCCTGGGCGTGCCGCAGTCCGTGCTGCTGGTGGCTATGGCTGGTGCACTGATCGGCGTTCTGTTGCTGCCCGAGAAGGACGCAGAGCGGGTGGCCGCTGATTCCAACCGCAGGCGTGGCCACCGATTCCTGCAGACGGCTGCGCGCTGGGCCGCGCTGGCAGTGGCAGTGGTGGCGTACGCCATCGTGGCCGCATGGGTCATCGCAGTTGCGGCGTCCATCTGGCCGGCACTGGCCGGCGCCCCACAGCTGCCGCTGGCCGGTCTGTCCGGCGTTCTGATCCGCCGGTTGCTGCCCGGCTACGTGCGCATGGTGGAGAGAGCCACCGGCGCCATCGGAGGCGAGAAGCCATGAGCGTACTGATTCGATTCCTGGGCGCGCTGTGGGCGCTGGTCGTGGGTGCAGCTGCCGACGCGTTGCGCTGGTTGGGCAAACCTGGGAGCAAGGTCAAGCTGGTGTGTGCCGTGCTGGCCTTCGGGTGCTTGGTCTCCGGCCTGACGGCTTGGGAGAAAGAGCAGAAGATCCGCGATTTGAACGCCCAGGTCATCAAGGTCCAGGCTGACTGGAAAGCCGACGCGGCGCGGTTGCAGGCTGATGTTGATACTCGTGATCAGCGTCTGGCCGAGGTGGCCATCGCACTCCGGGCGGAGGCCGAGAAGCTGGAAGCCCTGAAGGCCGAGAGCGCAGCTGCTCTGCAAAGCCTGGCAGGCAAGATCGAGGCGTCCGAGAAGGAGGCATCAACCTGGCGCGGCCGGTATGAGCAGAGGCCGGACACCTGCAAGGCAGCGCTGGAGCTGCTTGATTCAGCCTGCCCAGCATTGAAGGGGTACTGAAATGCGCGCCACCGTGTTTGCCCTCGCCATGCTGCTGGCCGCCTGTCACGCCGCACCCATCAAGCCCAACGTACCCGCGCCAGCCGTGATCAAAGTTCCGGTGGCGACCTACGTTCCCATCGATGCCGCGCTGACCAAGCGCTGTCGTTGGGTGCGCGACGGGAAGCCATCCGAGGTGTTCGAGGTGAGCAACGGAAGGAAGCGATGCCTGCTTCAGTACGAGGCGCAGCTGGATGCCGTCGACCAGGTGCAGGGGAAGCCGGCGCCCACCCCCGATAACACGGATTAAGCGCGTTTCACGCGAAATGTTCCACGGGGCGGGGCCCCCGGGCTTATCCACAGCCACCGGGGGGAATTCGGACCCCGGTAAAAGACAGTATTTCGGCCTCTAGGGTGCTCCACCACAGGCCGCACTTTTGGCGGTTTTTGCCGGGAGAAACCGCATTTTCATGCCTGAATAGGCTGTGCATCGGGTAGGACATGGCTGACATCCACGAATTCACCAAGGGCTGGTCCGTGGCCAGGCTGGCGGATGAGTTCGGGATAGACCGCCGAACGGCCAGCAAGCGGCTGAAGGAGGCCGGCGTACCGCCGCTGACCAAGCGCGCCGGGCACGACGTCTATCGCCTGGCCGACGCAGCGCCTGCGCTGGTGAATCCGGGGGCCGCGGCGTTCGGCGCGGAGGGCGTGGTCGATCCGCGCGACCTGCCGCCGATGGAGCGCCGCGCCTACTACCAGTCGGAGAACGAGCGCCTGAAGGTGGAGTCGACCATCGGGCAGCTGGTGCCGGCGGCAGAGGTCGAGGCCGACTACGCCGAGCTGGTGAAGAAGGTCGTGCAGTTCTTCGACACGCTTCCTGATGTGCTCGAGCGTAAGGCTGGGCTCACGCCAGAGCAGGTGGTGAAGGTCCAGGACGAGTGCGATCGCGTCCGGCAATCCATGTACGAGGGCATCACCGATGACGACGTACGCGACAGCGCGTAGCGTGCGCCAAGGCGTTGCCGAGATGATCCGGCCGCCGCGCCGCATCAGGGTGAGCGAGGGCGCGCGGGTGCTGCAGGTGGCCAATGCCGCCGGCGCCGCCGGTTCCTGGGATCCGGACACGACGCCCTACATGGTCGAGCCGCTGGACACGACCGGCAGCCGGCAATACGAGGCCGTGGTGTTCGTAGGGCCGGCGCGATCGGGTAAGACCATCTCGCTGATCGATGCGCGCCTGGCCTACCTGATCACCTGCAACCCGGCCGACGCCATGGTTGTGCAGATGTCCAAGGATGCGGCCGAGGACTACAGCAAGACCCGTATCGCCCGCAGCATCGCCGCCAGCCCGGAACTGCGTTCCCGGCTGAGCCCACGAGCCCACGACGACAACATCCTGCTGAAGTTCTTCCGGTCAGGAATGTCGTTGCGCATGGGCTGGCCGTCGGTGTCGGTGCTGTCCGGCAAGGACATCCACGACGTCCTGATGACGGACGTGGACAACTACACCGGCGACCTGACGATCGATGAGTGCTTCGGCCTGGGCCTGAAGCGCACGCAGACCTACATGTCTGCCGGCATGGTCGTGGCCGAATCGAGCCCGGCAACCGACTATGCAGACGGAGCCTGGAAGCCGCTGCACCCGCACCAGGGCCCACCGGCCGCCGGCATCGCCGCGCTGTATGCGCGTGGTGACCGCCGCCGCTGGTACTGGCCCTGCCCGGAGTGCGGAGAGCGGTTTCAGGCAGCGCCAGGCTATGACGGATTCGCTTTGCCGCCGATGGAGGAACTGCTCGAGCGGGTGGTTCTGGACGACGTGCAGAAGATGGCGCGGCACTACTCGCTGCTGCACTGTCCGCACTGCGGTGTGGGACTGAAGCACCGGTGGAAGGACGGGATGAACCGCAGCGGCGTGTGGGCTGCGGAGGGCCAGGTCGTGCACGCCGACGGAACGGTCACCGGTGAGAGGCCGGAGGCGCGCATCGCCAGCTACTGGCTTGGCGGTGTGGCGGCGTCCTACCAGTCCTGGGAATCGCTGATCGAGCGATACCTCCAGGCGCTGCGAACCTTCGCCACGACCGGCGAAGAGCGTCCGCTGAAGACCACGCACAACGTGGACGGCGCGATCAACTACGTGCCGATGGCTGCCCGCTCGGCCAGTGACCCGAACGAGATGCAGGAGCGCGCCGAAGTCTGGCCCGCTGGTGCTGTTCCCGCCGGCGTGCGCTTCCTGCTGGGTGAGGTCGACGTTCAGGCCAACCGCTTCGTCGTGCTGGTGCTGGGCTTCGGTATTGGCGATTCCGGTCAGCTGGAGCGCTGGGTGGTGGATTCCTTCACCCTGCGCACCTCCAAGCGCGAGGACGGATCAGGCGGTTTCCTGCCGCTGGACCCGCCGAAGTACCTGGAGGACTGGGAGCGCTTGGTCGAGAAGGTCATCAGCCGTCGCTACCCGCTGGACGATGCCACCGGCCGCAGCATGCCGGTGCACGCAGTGGGTATCGACTGGGGTGGCAAGTCGGGCACCTCGGTGCGCGCACTGGAGTTCTGGCGCTCGCTCAAGGCCCGGAAGCTGCACGCCAGGGTCAGGCTGATCAAGGGTGATGCACGCCGCGAGGGCGGTCTCTTTCGCGAGACCTTCCCCGACAGCAGCAAGCGCCGGGACCGCAAATCAGGGTCAAAGGGTGATGTGCCGCAGCTGCTGCTCAACGTGGACAGGCTGAAGGACACCGTAGACGCCAACGTGAAGCGGGCCGAGCCCGGGCCGGGCTACTACCACTTCCCCGACTGGCTGCCAGAGGCGTTCTACGCCGAGCTGACGGCGGAATCGCGCACTGCAAGGGGTTGGGAGAACCTGGCGAAGCGACGCAATGAGGCGTTCGACCTGTGCGGCTATGCCGAGGGCATGGCGCTGTGGCTGAAGGTTCCGGCCATCAACTGGACCACGCCGCCGGCATGGGCCGCGCCGTGGGACGACAACCCAGACGTGAGGGCAGACGACGTCGCGCCGGCGCCAATGCCGCGTGCGCGCACCCGCCGCGTCATCAGAAGCAAGTACCTGGGACGCTGAAATGGCATTCACCACCAAGCAAGTCGAACAACTGGAGGCCGCGATTGCGGCCGGCGTGCTGAGCGTCCGCTATGCCGACCGCACCGTGACCTACCAGAGCCTGAAGGAGATGCGCGGTTTGCTGAAGCAGATGCGCGATGAGCTGAGCCAGGCCGCAGGTGGACCGCGGCGCCGACGCATCGTGCGCCTCTACCAATCGGGGACCGGCAATGTCTGATACCTCCGAGAGCAGCTACCGCGCCGCCGGCAACGGCCGCCGCCTTCGTACCTTCCGGCCGACGTCGCTCGGGCCCAACGCATCGTTGTTGGGTCTGCCGACGCTGCTGGCACGGGCCCGGCACCTGGCCAGGAATGACCCGTGGATGGTCAGCGCGCTCAACAAGAGCGTGTCCAACGGCATCGCCACCGGCATCCAGGCAAAGCCGATCTGGGGCACGAAGGAGCACAAGAAGAAGGTCACCAAGCTGTGGACGCGCTGGGGCAAATACGCTGATGCCGATGGCGTTCTGGTGTGGGAAGGGCTGCAGGCGCTGGCCTGGCGCGAGTGGAAGGAGGCCGGCGAGGTATTCGCCCGCATCCGGTACCGGCGGCCCGAGGACGGCTTGCCTGTGCCGCTGCAGGTGCAGCTGATCGAATCGGAGCAGTGCCCGCAGCACTACAACGGCGTGGCCAGCAACGGCAACGTGATCCGGCAGGGCATCGAGGTCGATAGCATCGGCCGCCGCGTTGCCTACTGGATGTACCGGGAGCACCCCGGCGACCTCCAGCTGACCGTCAACGGCAATGAGCTGGTGCGCGTGCCGGCGGACCAGGTGCTGCACCTGTACCGACCGAACCGTGCGGGTGCGATGCGCGGCGTGCCCGGCTCTGCTCCGGCTCTCCTGCGCATGTTCAACCTGGACCGCCTCGATGATGCGGTGCTGGAACGGCAGGCGCTTGCCAACCTGTTCGCAGGCTTCATCACCACCGACGCGAACGCGGAAGGGGAAGACGGCGAGGCCATCGGCGACCTGATCACCGGTGAGGATGCAGACGGTACGGCCCTCGGTGGGCTCGAGCCCGGGACACTGCAGGAACTGCCGCCGGGCCGCAAGGTCACCTTCGCCGCACCGCCCAGCGCCGGCTCGGACTATGCCGAGTTCCTGCGCGGGCATCTGCTGGCGATCTGTGCCAGTCAGGACGTGCCCTATGAAGTGCTGACCGGTGACCTGCGCAACGTCTCTGACCGCGCGCTGCGGCTGATCCTCAACGAGTTCCGCCGGGTGATCGAGCAGGACCAGTGGCTCTTCATGATCCCCATGTTCTGTCAGCGGGTCCGCGACGCCTTCATGGACCAGGCGGTGCTGTCGGGTCTGCTGAAGGTGCCGCGCTATGCAGCCCTGCGTGATGACGTGACCGAAACCCTGTGGGTGCCCGAGGGCTGGCCCTGGAGCCACCCGGTGCAGGACGTGACGTCCGAACTCAAGGCGGTGCGAGGCGGCTTCAAGTCGCGCAGCAAGGTGGTGCTGAGCGCCGGCGAGGATCCCGAACAGGTCGACGCCGAGCAGGCGCAGGACAACGCGCGTGCAGACGCGGCCGGGCTTCGCTACGACAGCGACCCGAGGCGAACGAACGCCTCCGGTGCCCGGCAGGACGACGAACCCGGCGCCCCTGGCGCCAACGACGATGAAAGGAATGACGATGACGAGTAAGCCTGGCCTGTTGGCCCGAATGCTGGGTCGCGGCAGCCGTGCGCCCGTGGTGGCCTCGCTCGCTGCCGCGGTCCTCAATCAGCCCCTGCTGGTGCAGCCGGCTATCGGCGAAGCGCTGGTGGGCGGCTATCTGGAAGGGAAGGTCACCAGCGACGACAGCGTGCTGAAGGCCGACCGCTTCGAAGTGTCTGCCCCCGACGGTCAGCCGGTGGGCATTGCCCAGAACCTGATCGGTGTGATCAATTTGTCCGGTGGGATGGTGAACCGGCCGATGCCCGGCCCCAGCGGTTCGGGTCCGGTGAGCTATGCCGCGGTGCGCGACACGTTCGACGAACTGCTGAACGACGATGCGGTGACGTCGATCATCCTGCGGCTGGATACGCCGGGCGGTATGGCGTCTGGCTGCTTCGACCTGGTCGACCACATCTTCGAGGCGCGTGGCCGGAAGCCGGTCTATGCGCTGGTGGATGACCATGCGTACTCCGCCGGCTTCGCCCTCGCTTCGGCGTGCGACGAGATCTGGATCAGCCGCACCGGCGGCGTGGGGTCGGTAGGCGTGGTCTGCTATCACCACGACTGGAGCGGCAACAACGCTCAGATCGGCCTGAAGGTGACCCCGCTGTTCGCCGGCGCCCGCAAGGTCGACTTCAACCCGAACTTCCCGCTCAGCGAAGAAGCGCATGCCGAGGCCATGGCTGATCTGGAGGACATGCGCACGATGTTCGTCGACACCGTGGCGCGCAACCTCGGCATGGATGCGGAGGCCGTGCGTGCTACCGAGGCAGCCTGCTATCGCGGCCAGGCCGCCGTGGCAGTCGGCTTCGCTACCCGGCTCGGCACCTGGCACGACCTGATCGCGCACCTCGGTGCGGCCGAAGCGCCGTCGCCGCCCGCGCCGGGCAACCCTGATCCGGACGACGAGCCGGAGGCGGCGGCAGCGCCGCCGGTGCCCGAGGCTGCAGCCGCACCGCCTGCAGCCGTGGTGGAGAGCCCGGCCGCTGCGTTGGCAGCTGCGGTTGCAAACAGTGAGCTGCCGCCGGCGCTCGCGGTGGCCCTGCTGCGCCGGCCCCTGCAGGAGGGCGAACCGGCGGCCAGCGCCATCGAGTACGCGACCGCAGTGCAGGACGCCTGTGCTGCTGCGCTGCGTGGCGATGACACCCTCGCCGCCAGCTTCATCGAGAAGAGCACCGACCTCGACACGGTGCGTGCACAGCTGCTGTCGATGAAGGCGGAGGAAGGCCGCAGCACCCAGGTCGTCACCGCACACCCGGTCTCCACGGCCGAACAACGCACCGCCGACAACAAGGCGAAGCTGAATCCAACTCACATCTACAAGCAACGAGGTAACTGACGATGGAAATCTCCCTGGCCGGCACCCGTACCGGCGAATTCCTGCTGTCCGAAGCGGGCGGCGAGCGCAGCCGCGAACTGATCCGTCTGCCGGCCGGGCAGGGCATGCTGTCCGCCGGCACCCTGCTCAAGGCAGACAACACCGTCGCTGCCAACGGCACCGACGCGGTGAAGGTGCTGTATGGCCCGATCGACACCGGCACCGATGCCGCGGCGCTGGCCGTCAAGGGCGCGGCGATCGCGCGCGATGCCGAAGTGTTCGGCGAGAAGCTGGGCTGGGCCAGCGGCGTCACCGCTGACCAGAAGCTGCTGGCCGCGCTGAGCCTGGCCGAGTCCGGCATCATCACCCGCTGGACGCAGCAGCCGATCGCATCGAACGCTGCCGATCACCTGGTGTTCGTGTCCGCGCCGCTGACCGGCACCGCCGGTGTGGCGCTGGGCCCGATCGTGGCGCACGTCAAGGACGTCTTCGGCGCCCTGGTCACCGGCAGTACCGTCAGCGCCACCCTGGCCAAGGCCACTGGCACCGGCACCCTGACCGGCGGCGGCGCGAAGGCCGCTGTGGGCGGCGTGATCACCTGGGATGCCGCGACGCTGAGCGCCGCGGGCGACTACACCCTCAAGGTGACCGCGGCCGACCTGGACGAAGCGACCACCGACACCATCACCATCGCCGCCGCCGGCGGCTGACAGCCGAGCGGCACCCCTTTCACTTGTTGACCCTTGGCCCCGCTTCGGCGGGGCCTTTTCGTATCCCCTTTCGAGAGAGACAACACCATGGATCTGCAGATTCTTCTGGCGCTGGGCGTGCTGAGCTTCGATGCCCTGAACGCCTATATCAACAACCTGCCGCGCATCTCCACCCGGCTGGCCGACATGCGCCTGTTCCAGGAACAGGGCCTGGTCGGCACCACCATCGTCAAGGTGGGTATCAACGGCACCAAGCTGGTGCTGGTCCCGAATGTCCCGCGTGGTGCGCCCGGCCAGCCCAAGGGCCTGGAGCGCGGCAAGGTGAAGCTGCTGGAAACCACCCACCTGCCGCAGAACTCGACGGTCATGGCTGACCAGCTGCTGGGTGTCTATGACCCGGCCGACCCGGAAGGCAACAACGTCGCCGCCGTGGTCAACGCGCTGCAGGTGGTGCACAAGCGCGACCTGGACTACACCATCGAGTACCACCGGATGGGCGCGCTGCAGGGCAAGCTGCTCGATGCCGACGGCTCGGTGATCATCGACTTCTACGAAGAATTCGGTGTCGACCAGTCCGTCATCGGCATGGAGCTGAACAAGGACGCCACCAAGGTCCGCGCCAAGTGCATGGCCATCAAGCGCGCGATCGAGGACAAGCTCGGCGGCGTCCCGTACACCGGCATCCACGTGTTCTGCAGCGCCGGCTTCTTCGATGCCCTGACCGACCACCCGGAAGTGCAGAAGGCCTACGAGCGCTGGCAGGACGGTGCAGCGCTGCGCGATGACGTCCGCAAGGGCTTCGTGTTCGGCGATATCACCTTCGAAGAGCTGCAGGGCAACACCGGCGGTGACCTGGCACTGGCCGACGGTGAAGCGATCGCGTTCCCGCTGGGTGTGCCCGACATGTTCCTGACCCGCTTCGCGCCGGCGGACTACCTGGAGACGGTGCGCGGTATCGGCCTGCCGTACTACACCAAGACCGCGAAGATGCGCATGGACAAGGGCATCCAGCTGGAAAGCCAGTCCAACCCGCTGAACATCAACACCCGACCGGATGCGGTGATCCGCCTGAAGGCCGGCGCGAAGTAAGCCAGCAGTGCCTGGCCCGCTTCGGCGGGCCGGGCAGGAGGTTGTATGGCCCAGATCAGGATCGGGGTCGACCCCGACAACGCGTTCGGGCGGCAGCTGAACGAGCTGGAGCAGTCACAGCTTCCATACGCCGCAGCGCAAGCCGCCAACAAGGTGGCCTACGAAATCCGCGAGCGCTGGAAGCGCCAGGCACCGAAGGTGTTCGACCGCCCGACGCCGCTCACGGTCAACGCGGCCATGTACCGCAAGGCCACCAAGGATCAGCCGTACGCCGAGATCTTCATCCGCGACGAGGCCTTCAAGGGCACGCCGCCGGCCAAGTACCTGCTGGCCGAGGTGGATGGTGGTCAGCGTCGCCGGAAGGGCTTCGAGCGGTTGCTGCAGAGCCGAGGTCTGCTGTCGCCGACGCAGTTTGCGGTGATGGGCCGCGGCGCCCAGGCAAACCAGTTCGGCAACGTGCCGGCCGGCCAGGTCACCAAGATCCTGTCCCAGCTGGGCGCCCAGCGGGACGGCTACCAGAACGAGACCAGCGTCAGCCGGAAGCGGCGGCGGGGCAAACGCAACAACCGTGATGGCGAGTACTTCGTGATCACCAAGCGCCGCGGCGTGCTGCGCCCGGGCATCTATGAGCGGATCGGACGCGGATCCGGTGTCCGATCCATCTTCATCTTCACCACCACGGCCGCCTACACGCCGCGCTACGACATCTTCGGCATGGCCGAGGACACCTGGAAGCGGCTGATGCCGTTCTTCCTGAAGCGCGAGCTGGAGAAGGCCATGGAAACCGCGAGGCCGCTGCCTTGAACCAGAGAGCTTTCATGCAGGCCTTCGACGCAGCCGCGTTCGGGGCCTTCCGTGCAGCCGGCGTCGCCGATGCTGCCCACTACAAGGGATCGGCCAGCACGGATGAAGTGCCGTGCACGGTGCTGCTGGACGAAACAGTCGAGCCGTTCACACCGGACGACGTGGCACCTGTTGCAACCAGAATCATCAAGATCACGCTGCAGCTGGCCGAGGTTACCCCTCGCGCAGGCGGCGTGGTGCGCATCGACGGCACCGGTCGCCAGCTGAAGCTGGTGGAGAAGATCCGCGGCGACGAGTCAACGGCGGTGTGGGAGGTGGCCGATGTCTGATCTCACCCCCAGCCCACGGAAGCAGTTGCTGCTGGCCATGGGCAAGACGCTGCAGCTGATCAATACCGACAACGGCTACCTGACCAACGCCGGCGAGGGCTGGACGCTGGAGCCCGCGCCGGGAGACCAGGACACCCAGGTCGTGCTGACGGCCGTGATCGAGAAGCAGCAGCGGGCGGAGAGCCCGTCGAAGGTCCACACGCACCGGCTGACCACGGTCAGCGTCATCGCCAAGGTTCCCTCCAACACCGATGCGTACCAGCAGGCGCTGGACGACCTGGTGACCGACATCGAGGCGGCCTTGGACAGCCGCGAGACGGCCCGGAACTTCCCTGACGGCATCTCTGTGCCGGTGTACGTCGGCATGGAGCCCCTGATGCCGGAGAAGGCCAGCGCCGGCTGGGTGGGCGCGCTGCTCACCTACCAGTCCTACATCCCCAAGAAATAACCCGCCGCACAGCGGCAACCCAACTGGAGAGCCACCATGGCCGAAGATTACAGCTACCTGGGCAGCGGCATCGTCCTGATTCGCAAGTGGAATAGCAACGAACCCTTCCTCGAGGTCGGCAACGTTTCCGCCTACACCGTCGCGCCCCAGACCACCACCCTCGAACTGGCCGACAGCCAGAACCCGGGCGGCGGCACGGCCAACAGCGTCGATCGCGTCACCGGCTACAACCTCAACTACACCTTCCACGACTTCAACGCCGAGAACTTCGCGCGCGCCACCCGTGGCAAGGCCAGCACCATCGCCGCCGGCACGGTCACCGACGAGCTGGTGGTGGCAACGCCAGAGCGCTTCTCCCCGCTGTCGCGCCTGGCCAGCGAAATCACCTCGGTGAAGCCGGTCACCGGCACCGATACCTACGTGGCTGGGAAGGACTACCGCTTCGAGCGCGGCATGCTGTTCATCCCGGCCGGCTCGGCCATCGCGGCACCGACGACTGCAGGCGCGGCCAACGTCAAGGTCACCTACAAGAACGCGGACCTGGGCCACGTCGAGGCTGCTGTCACCTCGCAGCAGTTCTACGAGATGCAGTTCTACGGCGCCAACGAGGCCCGTGGCGGCAAGCTGGTGCGCATGGTGGCGCACAAGGTGTCCGGCGGCGTCATCGAGAACATGGGCCTGATCGGCAACGAGTACGGCGCCGGCAGCGTGCCGGGCAAGCTCGTGAAGGACGCCGCCAAGGCCACCGGCTCGGACAAGTCGGCCTACTTCTACTGGCAGCAGGAGAAGTAAGCCATGGCGGATCTGGACGTGATTACCCCGCCGTCGGTCACGGTGCCATTCCGTGGCGAGGCAGTGCGTGTAACGCCCCTCCGCCTGCAGCAGATCGGTCCGTTCATCACGGCCAGCCGCACCGTCATCGGCCGCGTGGCGATGATGGTCGGCGCTGTCGAGGATGCCCCGGCCGGCGCAACCGGCGCGATCCTGCTGGACCTGCTGGAGCAGGACAGTGCCGAGCTTGCCTCGGCACTGGCGGTGGCCATCTGCCCCGAACCGGAGTGGATTCCGGGCTCGGGCTTGGATGAGGCCCTGAGCCTGAAGGCGGCATGGATCGGCGGCGGCACCCTGGACGAGATCGTGGACCTGCTGTCGGCCGTGGTGGGCCTGAACCGGGATTTTTTCGCCCATCGCCTGCGGAACCTGCTGATGCAGGCCAAGCCGCCGGCGGAAGAGAGCTCGGGCTCGCCGACCTCGCCCAGTACCTGATCGCCCGAGGCCACAGCAGGGCCGAGGTCATGACGTACACCCTGGCGCAGATCAGGGGCTTCACCGTCGCTGCAGCCCACGACGAGCGCGAGCGCGAGCGTGCGCACCTTGCCCACACAGCCAACGCCATCCGAACGGCGATGTGGGCCGAGCAGAGCGAATGGCAGGCGTACCAGGCCGAACTGAGCGGCAAGGCCCCTGCGCCGCAGAAACAAGGAACCACGACCCATGGCTGAGCCTTCAGCGAATCTGCGCGTCCGTATCAGTGCGGACCTGGCCGACATCCGGCAGGGCCTGGGCGTGCTCACCCGCCAGCTGCGCGAGGTGCGCACCGAGGCTGCTCGCCCGCTGCCGACGAAGAACAACATCAGTGATCTGGGCATCTCGGCCGGCCAGACCGCGCAGGCGATGCGGCAACTGCCTGCTCAGTTCACCGATATTTTCACCAGTCTGCAGGGCGGCATGCCGTTCTTCACCGTGCTGGTGCAGCAGGGCGGCCAGATCAAGGACAGCTTTGGCGGCGTGGCGCCGGCACTGAAAGGCGTTTCGACGGCACTGCTGGACATGGTCAACCCCTATACGGTTGCCGCTGCGGCCGTAGGCCTGGTGGTGTTCGCGTGGTACGACGCAGAGCAGCAGGCGCAGGCCTACACGAAGGCCCTGGTGCTGTCCCGCAATGAGGCGGCCGCGACGACGCTGACACTTGTCGATATGGCCAGGAAGACCAGTGACGCGCTGCAGGTGTCTGCCGGTGCTGGCGCCGAGGCGGCGCAGGAGGTCGGGTCCAACGGCAAGATCGCCGCGCAGAACCTGCAGGCCGTGGCCAACGCGGCTGTGGCCATGAGGGAGGTCAGCGGGAAGGCGCTGGAAGACACCATCGCCCTCTACGCGAAGCTGGCAGAGGATCCGGTCAAGGGCGCGGAGAAGCTTAACGAGCAGGTCAACTTCATGACAGTGGCTCTGTACGAGCAGGTCAAGGCGTTGCAGGAGCAGGGGCGCAACCAGGATGCAGTGACGGTGATCACCCGCGCTGCTTCCGATGAAACGGTGATGGCCCTGGCAAAGGTTCGCGCCAGCCAGAACCCGGTGATCAGTGGCTTCAAGGATCTGTGGGTGGAAGCGACCCGTGCATGGTCAGCGATGCAGGCGAGCGTTGGCCTCGGGCCGGCCGCGGCGCAGATGCAGCACCTTCTGGCGGAGAATCAGCGCGAGCTGGCAAAGCTGAACGCCCTGGCATCCGGTGATCAGCGCGGCCTGCCGCTGGCAAGGAATCCCATCGCCTTGGCGGCGATGGAGAAGTCGATCAAGGACCGGTCGGACAAGATCAAGGCGCTGGCCACCGACCTGATCAAGGAGCGTAAAGACGCGGAGGTGAAAGCCGCAGAAGATGCGAGCGTTGATTTCCTGCAGCGCGCCGATGCCATCGCCGAATCTCAGGCGAGCAAAGAGCAAAAGAAGAAGGACGAGATCTCTCGGATCAATGGGGAGGCGGAGAAGGTCCGACGCCAGGCCGAAGCCGCTGGCTTGATCGAAGATGTGAAGAAGATCGAGGAACGGCGTGCTGCTGCTGTCGCCGCGATCGAGAAGAAGTATGCCGAGAAGAAGAAAACTGGCGGCGGCACAGGATCTGTAACGCGCGCAGCTGGGCTGCAAGGTTACAAAGACGACCTGGTGGCCGAACAGGCCCAAATCACCGCCAGCACGCAGCTGCTGCGCGCACAATTCTCGGCGCGTGAGATTACGGCAGCTGAGTACTACAGCCGCATGCGTGAACTGGTGCAAAGGAACACGGATGCACAGGCAAAGTCGCTGGAACAGCAGTTGGCCTATCTCCAACGGCAGTCTGTCGCTGGCAAGGAAGCCATCGGTGTAAATCGCCAGATCGGTGAGATCGAAGCGCGGCTGACGAAGATTCGAACCGAGGGTGCAAGCGCGCTGCAGGTTCTCTCGACGGAAGAGGCGGCGGCGATGCGGGCGAGGACCAACGTCATCGCCGCCTACGCGAATGCACTGGACGCGAGCAATCAGGCGCTGCAGCGTCAGCTCGCCACCCAAGCCCAGCGAGTGGGTATGGGTGATCGTGAGTATGAAATCCAGCAGCGCATCAACGACGCATACGCAGACCAGGCCGACAAGCTCCGTGAGCTGCAGCTGCAGTTGAATGCTGGCCAGGTGGATCAGGAGACCTTTGAAGCTGAGCGGGCCACTTTGATGGCCAAGACACTCGACCGCCTGCAACTGATCAAAGATGGCTACGAGGATCTGCGCCAAGCCGAGGGCAACTGGCTGGCCGGTGCCAGCGCGGCATGGGCCAACTACCAGCAGGAAGCCGGGAACTACGCCCGGCAGATGGGCGATACGGTCACCACCGTCATCGGTGGATTCGAGGACGCCTGGGTGCGGTTTACCGAAACCGGCAAGCTGAGCTTCTCGGACCTGACGAAGTCGGTGCTGGCCGACCTGTCCCGGATCCAGATCAAGCAGGCGATCGTGGGCATCGGCAACTGGATCAGCGGCTCCTTCGCGGCGCAGTCCGGCTCCATCAACACCGCCGGCAACGCCGCTGTCACCCAAGGCACCTCCTCCATCAACAACGACCTGTTCCAGCGTCTTCAGCGGAACGGCAAGGCCGACGGCGGCTACACCGGCGACGGCGCCAAGCACGACCCGCGCGGCATCGTGCATGCCGGCGAGGTTGTCTGGTCGCAGGCCGACATCGCGCGCGCGGGCGGTGTCGGAATCGTGGAGGCGATGCGCCTTGGCCTGCGCGGGTATGCGAATGGTGGCGTGGTGGGTGCGCCGCGCGCTGCCGCCATGGGTATGTCCCGTGGGGACGTCAACGTCTATATCGACGGCGTGAAGAGCGACTCCAATGGGGTCCAGGCAGAGGTTGGCTCTTCAGGTGACCTCGATATCAGGGCGTCCCTGCGCGATCTGATCCGTGGCGAAATCCGTGGCGGATCGTTCGACAACGACTTCCGCAGCCGATACGGGCTTGCCTACAGGGGGAACCGAGGTGGTTGATCTCTACATGCCATCGAGCATCCCCGACCCCGAGAACGAGAGCCTGGACTACGCGCCACACGGTGAGGACGTCATGCGATCGACCATGGGGGCGGGGACGAAGACGCGCCCGGTCCGGACCAGCTCTCTCGAAGCGTTCAAGTGCCGGCTCTACTTGGAGCCGGCGCAGCTGAAGACGTTGCTGGACTTCTACACCATCAGCGCCCGCCGCGTGCTCCCGTTCTACTGGTGGGACTGGCGGTGGTCTGGCGCGGGGCAGAGCCGGGCCATCTACAAGTTCACGGCGCGACCCAGCTACGTCAAATGGCAGGACATGTGGCGGGCGGAACTGAGCCTGCTGATCGTCGCCAGCGTTGAGGGGCAGTTCCTGCTCGACATTCACGACACCAACAACTGGCCGACAACCTGATGCCACGCGTCCTCTCAGCCGCTGCCGCCAGATCGATTCTGGCCGAGGACACGGCCGAAACCTGGCTGTGCCTGCTCACCATCACCCATCCGGATCTGCAGACGATCCGGATCGTCAACAACACCGAGCCCGTGGCACGGGGAAATACCGTCTGGCAGCCGTACCCGTTCGAAGCATCGTTCCCCGACGACACGGACGACGCGACGCCGAACGTCTCCCTGCGCATCGACAACGTCGACCGCGACATCACCAGGCAGATCAAGGCGCTGCAGGGGCCGCGCCCGCAGGTGCGGCTGGAAGCCGTGCTGGCGAGCCAGCCCAGCGTGGTGGAGATGGGGCCGTTCAACTTCTCCGTGCTGCAGGTGGACTTCGACATCATGGAACTGGGTGTGCAGATCGGCTACCAGGAAGACTTCCTCAACCAAGGCGTGCCCGCACAGACCTACACGCCGTCCAACTCGCCCGGTCTGTTCGTATGAGGAAGTGGATCGGCATCCCGTACAAGGGCGAGAAGTTCTGCCGCGAGTTCGCCCGCATGGTGCTGGCCGAGCAGGGCATCCCCATGCCCGATGTGTCCGCACCGGCTGATGCAACTGGCTGGGCCGAGGTCGAGATGCCGGAGCGCTTCGACGTGGTCGTGTTCAACAGCGCAGGCAGGCCCTGGCATGTCGGCGTATGCATGGGTAGCGGCGATTTCCTGCACGTGGAGCTGGGCCGCACCAGTCGCATTGAGCGACTTGGCTCCCCCATGTGGGAGGCGCGCATCGCCGGCTTCTATCGATACACGGGGAAGAAAGATGAATGAAGTTCCGCTGCACCTTCGGGGGCACGAGTTCGATGCACCAGGCGTGGTCTATGCCCAGCCCGGGCAGACGCTGCTGCAGATGCTCAGGGTTGCCGCCGGCGGCGCGGAGATCTCCGCCGACGTCGTGGTTCGGGTTGGTGGCTATGTGGTGCCGCGCGCGGCGTGGGGCCGCCTGCGGCCCAAGGCCGGCGTGCGTGTCGATGTGCTGCGACAGGGCCTGGCCAAGGGCGGCGCGCGGCAGATTCTGGCCGCGGTGGCGATGATCGTGGTCGCCTACTACGCCCCGGGCTGGGGTGCTTCGCTGGCGAAGGGCGCAGGTTGGAGCGCCGCTGCGGGCAATGCGATCGCGTCGGGCATCACGCTCGCCGCTTCGCTAGCCGTGAACGCTCTCGTTGCCGTGCCCATGTCCACCGAGGGTGGATCGGAGGCGCAGCGTTCATGGAACGCCCTGACGGGCAGCTCCAATCAGATCAACCCCTATGGCGCCATCCCCCTTATCCTTGGCGAGCACCGGTTCTTCCCGACGCACGCCGCCATTCCCTACACCGATGTCGTCGGCTACGACGCCTACCAGTGCTGCATGTTCGACCTTGGCTTCGGGGCGCTGAGCATCTCCGACCTCCGGATCGGTGACACCCCCGTGCAGAGCTACCAAGACTTCCAGTGGGAGCTGTCCTGGCCCGGTGGTGCAGCCCCGAAGCTGTACACCAACGACGTTGACGAGCAGGCGGTCAACGCGACAATGAATTCCGAAGGCGACCAGGTCCTGCGCACCACGGCACAAGGGGTGGACGCGATCAGCTTGGATCTGCTGTTCTCCAACGGCCTCAAGGTGTTCGGCGACTCCCTCAACAAGGGCTGGCCGATGTGGGTACTGTGGCGGGTGGAGTACCGCCGGGTTGGCACCACCGCCTGGCTGACGCCCCCATCGCCGCGGCTGTCGAAGCTGCTCGGCACCTGGACTGCTGGGGCGAGCGAGTACCCGACCACGCCGCCGGCACCGGGCCTCTACCTGAGCTGGGATCAAACCCGTGATCCGTTCGCATCAGGCATCGCCTGGGACGTCGACACCGGTCAGTACGAGGTGCGCGTCACCCGCGTAGCGCGCAAGAACCAGACCAATCGGACCTGGGCCGACGGCGCCATCTGGACCTCTTTCCGAAGCATCCGCTACACCTCCCCGAGCACTACGGGCACGTCCAAGCTGAATGTGCGCGTCAAGGGCACCGACCAGCTGTCCGGCACCCTGCAGACCTTCAGCGTGCTGGCCAGGTCGATGGTGCCGGTCTACAACCGCAACACCAACACCTGGAGCAACCAGTACACGCGGAATCCGGCATGGATCGCTTACTGGCTGATGACGCGGTGCCAGGCCCTGGCCGAACATGTGCCTGCGTCCCGCATCGACCTGAACTCGTTTGCTGACTTCGCCGCGCACTGCTCGGCGAATGCTCTGGACTGCCGGATGGTGGTCGATGCTCAGATGACCGCCCGCGATCTGCTGAGCAAGGTGCTGGCCTGCGGGCTGGGTGACATCGGCAACCGGGATGGTCGCTACTGCGTTGTGTTCGACCGGAACAGTTCCGCTGCCACGGCCGAGCTGTCTCCCCTGGACATCAAGGAATTCAGCGGCAGCCGGCAGTTCATCAAGCTGCCGCACGCGCTGCGCGTGCAGTTCAAGAACCCGGATGCGGACTGGCAGGACGACGAGATCATCGTGGTCCAGGACGGCTACAGCTATCGCGGCGTCGACGCGCGGGGGAACCCCTCTACCGAGCCGGCGGCGACCCTGTTCGAAACGCTGCGGCTGGAATGGGCCATGCTGGCGAAGCAGGCATGGCGCGTTGCCCGGTATCACATGGCACAGGGCCTGTACCGCAGCACGGTCTACAGCTTCACCACCGATATCTCTGGCCTTGGAATCGTCCGCGGCGACGTGGTGGATGTGGCGCATGACGTGGCCGAATGGGGCACCGGCTGGGGCCGCATCGTGAGCGTGGTCAACGGCACGCCGGAAGGTACTGATGGCGCCACCTTGAGGCTCGACACGGAGATCTACACCGATCCACTGAAGCTCTATGGCATTCAGACGCGCACGTCGGGCGGCGCAAAACGGAAGGTGAACTGCCGGCCGCACAGCGCCTTCAGCGACACCTTCTACACGGATAGCCGGCTTGCTACGGCCGTCGTCGGTGATCGTGTTGTGGTGGGAGAGCGCGGGCTGGAGATGACCACGCTGATCATCACCGGCGTGCGCTACTCCGAAGACCTGTCGTCCTCGTTTACCGCTGTGGCGTACGACGAGCGCGTGGACGCCTACTGGAAGAATCCGCCCGAGGGCATCGTGAGCGAGATCAGCGGACGCGATTACGGTGTCCCGGCGGCGCCCAAAGTCACCGTGGCGGTGTCGGACCCGGTAAACGATGAGGTGGACGATGCCGGCATTCCTACCGCAGTGGTGCGAATCGGCACCGCGCCGCGCCATGGCTACAACACAGTGGAGATGCTTCAGTGACCGTCGCGATCGCGTCGTATGAGCTTCGGTTCCGTGAAGTGGGTGCGCCGGACACCGCCTGGCAGTACCGCAGCCAGGTGGCAGGGCAGGTGTTTGTCGTTCGTGAGCTTCAGCGGGGCACGCCCTACGATCTGCAGATGCGATCCATCGGCGTCAACGGGAGATCCTCGGAATGGATCGACGTGGCGGTGAATGTGCCTGACACCAACCGTGTGGGTGCGGCGGCGCTGCCGAACATCGGCAACCAGCAGTCCATGTGGGATATGGCGACCTCCGTGACGTTCGCCGCGGCGAGCGATGCCGAAGGCGCTTCGGTGGCCACCATCAGCGTGACCGCAGGCACCTTGGTCATCGGCTCGGTGCAGGTCTCCTACGCAGCCAGCAGCGCCAGCTTGACCGGCACGGCAGGTCAGAAGGTCACCGTTTACCTGTACTACAGCGACCCGCTGCTGCAGGGCGGCAGCAAGCAGCTGCGAGTAACAACCAACGTGGTCGAGTCGGCCAACGCGAATGGCAACGTCGCCATCAGTGCCCTGCAGATCCAGTTCCCCGCCGCCGGCTCCAGTGGCAGCGGCGGTGGCGGCATCGGCGGCGGCGGCGGAAGCGGTGGCGTCAGAAATCCCGCATATGAGGAAGTGTTGCAATGAGCTATGTGAAGAAAGACGGGGTCGCTGCCGAGGCCGGTCAGACGGTGGTCGAGCTGGACACCGGAGACCTGGTGGCGGTCGTCTGCACCAGGACTCTGCAGGGTGGACAGATCCTGTTCCGTGGCTGGGCCCGTGCCGTTACCGATGCGGGGCTGCCACTGGTCGGCACGGACGGCAAGGCCATCGAGCGCGAGTTCCAGCACAGCGACCCCAGGCCGGCCAAGGCCGACGAAGTCGCCCGGGACGTGCTGCTGGCACTTCTCGGGGAGCCGCCGCAGCTGGTGGTCTGGTCGGACCAGGTCTTGCTGGACGTGAGCATCCGCCAGGCATTGGCCCTGGCCAACATTGATACCGGGGCAGTCGATGCCTCGGCTGTTCTGTAGGAGAGACGATGACGACGATTGATGGCCGGCAGATCATTCCGGCAGCGGATCTTCCGAGGCGGCCAGCGGGGCGGTCAGATGCGATCGTGGGAGTGGTACGGCAGGATAATTCCCTTGCCGCTTTCACCATCAATGATATTCCCCCGTCGCGGATCACTCAGGAGGAGATTGATTCACTTAAAGCTGGTCAGTCCACCAGCGCAATCTACTCATCGACATTGAGTGCGCTGCAGGCAATTACAGGCACGTATGTTGGTCAGGGTGCATTTGTCCTCAACGGCGATGGTGCTGGGCAGTACAGTTGGGACGGCAGCTCGTGGAATTTTCTGCGAGCCGACATGCTCGCATTGAAGGCTGGCAAGGCTGAGGTAGCCGAGGTTGCAGGAACGCTGGTCGCCAGCATTCGGAGTGGCTTCATCGAGGCAGATCAAGATCCCGATGGTAACGTTGCGTTCGCAATTCATCGTGATGGAACTCGCGAATTCATCGGTACAAAGATTGGTGGCTACAGGGTTCTCCGTGATGGGGATGATTCTGCGCTGATAATGGGCAGGTCGAACAACAGGGGGGTGTACGATGAGTACGCGATGGATCTATCCGGAACGGCCTTCGCAGACGCGATCGAAGTCGATATTGATGAGCTTGGTCGGGTCGGGCGCGTAAAGTGGAAGGATGGATCTGATGATGTCGGTACGATGCGCGGCCGCTACGTTTCCGACTTTCGGGTCGGTGGAATCAATGCTCGCGTCGTAACCTCCGATGGATACGGGTTTGGTCGTGACACCCTGATTGTTCTCTGCCACGGAAACACGAAAAACTACACCTACGCCCCTAACAACGCCTTCAAAGAATGGGCGCGCGCAAACCGCGTTTCATACGCTTGCATCAGTCTGCAGGAGGGAGGCACGACTGGCTGGGGAAATGATGTTTCAAGGAACCGCGTTGTCGCTCTTTACCAGTATTTGATGGAGCGCTACAAGTTTCACCCGTCGGTCGTATTGGCCGGAGATTCCATGGGTGGTCTGGTTATGGGGCAGTTGGCCTACTACAAACCATTTCCTATTCGTCTTTGCCTGGGCATTGGGCCAGTACCGTCTCTGAATTACATCTTTGCCAACGCTCCAGCAAGGCGGGGTGCAATTCGCAGCGCCTTTGGAATGGCAGCGGACGGCACGGATGACTCTCGCGCTGCAGAGTTCTTCTCAGGGTATGACTGGTTCAACATGGGCATTTCCGAAGGGGTGCCGAATCGAAAGTTCGGCTTCCCACGGATGCACCTTTATGCAGGTAGCGGGGATTCGACCTATTCCGTCGACTTCGGCGGAGACTTGAACTACCCGATCCTGCGTGACTCACTTCGTGCGGCTGGTGGGTTCTGCAACCTCACCATCGTGCCTGGTGTAAGTCACGACAACGACGTGCTTTGGAACAACGTCCTGGAAGACGGCATCTTCCAGAAAGAAATCGGCTAATTGGAGAGAAAGATGGTTGCGATCATTCGCCGTTACGCAGCACCGGCGGCATTCAGCGATTCGTTGGTGCTTGACCTGGAGCCGCTCATTTCATACCCGGACGGGCTGCTTGCTGAGTATCGTCTCAAAGTTTCAGAGGTGAAATCTGCGATGCCGCGTCAGGGTGAATGGGCCGCCTTGGTCAGTGCCGACAGCGGGGCAGATGTGGTTTACGGTTTCGCATCCGCGCTGGCTGCCGGAAAGCACCTCGCGGTTCCGAGTCGACCAATGCCCACCGGCCCAATGACCATGCTGGTGGTATCCCGCCAGGTTGCCGGCGCAGGCGCCGCTCCATACCAGTGGCTGGGCGGTAGTGCTGATTCTGCCAACGCGAGCTTCGGGATGTACCGCGCAAATGGCACGCTGGCGACCGCCATGCGTATTGGCGGTTCGCACTATGCGACGATTCCCGCCGAAGGTGGAGACCGGTTTGAGGCGTTGTTCGGAGTGGTCGATACCGCAGGTCTGAAAGCGAGGATGTACAGGCCAAGAACTGGTACTGAGGTGGCTGCTGATCTTCCTGGTGCACCACCGGCGGTCGCCGGATCCATTCGCGTTTTGGGCCATGCGCTCTACGCGGCACCGGTGGAGGGCGCATTGGTGGCATTCATCAGCGGTGCGCTTTCTACCCAGCAGATGGACACCATCTACGCATCCGCGAAGGAATCACTTGCTGCAGGCGGCATTGAGATCTGAGCTGGTTCAGCCCTGCTTGACAGCGGTGTTCTAAGAAATAGCTTGCAGCAGCTGTTGCTTGTTGTTGCCGGCCGTGTTCACAGCCCGGCTCACCCGGTACGCCTCCATAGACGGGGGCGTGCTGGCCAGCAGCATGGCCATTGCGTTATCTGGCCCTACGGCCATCCATTCATCAATCTGGCCGGCTTGCAGCCACACCGGCATGCGGTCGTGGATGTCCGCCGAGACGCCGCTGCTGTCGCCTGTGATGATTGTGAAGGTGCCCAGGTTGCCATCGGGCAGCAGCGGGCTGGTGTCTTCCCACAGGCCGGCCGCCAGCAGCGGCCCGGCTGCGTGGATGAACCACGGGTCTTTGCCGCCGTCCTCCGGGTTTTCCGACCACTCGTAGTAGCCGGCCATGGGGACGACGCAGCGGCGATTCTTGAACGCGGTGCGGAATGCGGGCTTGGTGGCTACCGTCTCGATGCGCGCGTTGATCGCCTTGCCCTGCATGCCCTTGGTCTTCGCCCAGAATGGCAGGAGGCCCCATGCCATACGGGTGACCTGCCGGCCTTCGCCGCGGTCAAGAATGACCGCCGCGCGCTGGGTGGGGGCCAGGTTGAAGCTGGGCTGGATCTCGGCCAAGCCAGGGGCGAGGTCCGCCAAGTCGGGCAGGCCGAAGTCGACAACGGGAAGCTGGACGAAGCGGCCGCACATGGCCGAAGGGTATGCCCGCCGCCGTGCGCGACGCGTGTACTTGTTTGCCGAGCACCGCGCGGATGCGATCCAGGCGTGCACCGTTGCCCGCTGGTTATCCACAGCACCGTCCATGGCCGCCGGCTACGTGTCGTGTGAAGCTGTCACTGTTCCCTTTCCGCAGCACGTTGTACCGCCGATGTGACGCCCATCGGGCTTGACTGCGCAGCCTTCCCAAGCAGGTCTAGACCACCTCTGATCGGCGCCGATGGCATGACGCTTGCGGCGCAAGGGATTACCAGAATTCACTACATTTAGCGTTGACGGCCCCCAACACCCCCACTATCTTCAGGCCCGTGGTGTCGGTAGCCCAATTCGACGGGTCTAGTTCAACGGGTCTGACCCACAAAACGCAAAACCCCGAGGCCTTCTATCAGGTCAGCCTCAGGGTCGCGCAAAACTAAACGTGTTGTACCAATGGCATGGCCATCGGGAGAAGCGGAGATCGACGCCAATCGATCAATGCTCCCGTCCTGCCGCCGCGCGAGTAATCGCTAGGCGATTAGAACGGAGTTGATCTTATCGCCTAGGCGTATAAGGTCAACCTCCCGATGGTTCATGCTCCTACCTACAGGAAGCGTGAAAATGTTTAAGAAACATGAAGTTACGAGCGGTTTATCAATTTCGGAATTTACGAAATTGGAACAGGTTTCACTGTCCCATTTGAGTGAGGCCTCCCAGGTTCCTCTGGCTACCCTGTTGGCTGCGGCCAACCAGGTGCCGCCCCCGCCTCTGCCCGGCGCACTGTCGGCTGGGCCGGTAGCGGTCCACGTGGACGGCATCCGCTTCTTCACGCCCACCGACCTCGGTCGGCGCATGGGTTTGTCTCCCCAGAAGTTCAACCGCCTGCTGGTGGAGCATGGCCTTCAGGAGAAGCGTGATGGGCTGTGGTGCCCCACTGAGGCCGGCAAGGCCTTCAGCGTGCTGCTGCAGGTCCACAAGAAGCAGCTCGCTGGCACCGACGTGCAGCAGCTGAAGTGGAAGGAGAGCGTGCTGGATCACCTGGACGACCCGGCCTGATCCACACCCCTGCGGCCGCCTTCTGGCGGCCGCAGGTTCCCGCCAGGCACGGGCCTTTGGCCCGCGCATCAGCATCGCGCCGGCGGGATCTCGTGCACGGAGGTCGTGTAGTTCGGCGACAGCATGTGCTGCCGCATGCCCCACGCTGGCCGCGCCTGCCAACCCGATGCGCCAAGGCCGGCCGTGCCGCGGCCGAATTTTTGGTTGATCCGGTCCATGGTGGCCATCAGCCTCTCGTTGCCGACCACCGTCGGCCCGAACAGATCCTCCTGAAGCTCATCTGGCCGGGCCAGGTCCAGCAGCGCCACCCCGGCCTTCTTGTATCCAATGCCGTCGCGGAGCAGGCCGCGTAGCAGCTTGCGCACGACGCCCAGCACCACGGTGGTGTCTGCGGTCGACGCGGGCAGGCCCACGGTCCTGCTGGCGTTGTGCTGCCGCAGCTCCGGCCGGAATACGTCCGAATGGGCGAACACCCACACGCCGGCGGTGACCAGGCCCCGGGCACGCAGCTTCTCGCAGGCGCGCACGGCGAAGGTGGCCAGCGCCTGGGCAACGGCTTCGTGGTCCTCGACTCGGTCAGCGAATGATCGGCTGACCATGATCTGCTGCCGGTCCGGCTCCACCTCTTCCAGCTCCATGCAGGAGTGGCCTTGCAGTTCGCGCTGGGTGCGCGCGAGCGTCACCCCGAAGATGGCCAGGATGTCGTCCGCCGGCGCGTCGCGCAGAGCAGCCGCCGTGCTGATGCCCATGGCTTCCAGCCGCGGTGCCAGCCGGCGGCCAACGCCCCACAGATCACCAACGGGGAAGGTCTGCAGCACCGAGGCTCTGTAGGCGGCGTCCCCAAGGTCGATCACGCCGTCGGCGGTCTTGGCCACCTTGTTGGCCAGCTTGGCCAGCGTCTTTGTCGGCCCGATGCCGATGCAGTTGGGTATGCCGGTCCATCGGTGCACGCGCTGCCGCAGATCCCGGGCGAACCGCTCGCGGTCCCGCACGCCCTCCAGATCGATGAAGCTTTCATCGATGCTGTAGACCTCCACCCGGGGCGCGGCTTCTCGCAGGATGGTCACGACGCGAGCGCTCATGTCGCCGTACAGGCCAAAGTTCGCCGAGCGCATCTGCAGACCGTGGCGACGCACCAGGTGTTTCAGCTCGTGGGCCGGCTGGCCCATCTTGATGCCCAGGGCCTTGGCCTCCGCCGAGCGCGCGATCGCGCAGCCGTCGTTGTTGCTCAGCACCACCAGCGGCACGCCGCGCAGCGCCGGCTGAAACACCCGCTCACAGCTGGCATAGAAGTTGTTCCCATCAACGAGCCCGAACATGGCCGCCCCGGCGCTTGATCTGGCGGACGACCCCCACCACAGCGAACACCTCAACCTCGATGGCCTGCTCGAGCACGATGGGCGGGAAGTCTGGGTTGGCCGAGTGCAGCTCCATGTGGTTCTCGAACAGCTGCAGCACCTTGCAGGTGGGCTGGTTTCCATCCCAGATGGCGATGACCAGGTCACCGGCCAGCGGCGTCACCGACCGGTCCACCACCAGGATGTCCCCATCGCTGACGCCGGCGCCGCTCATGGACCAGCCATCGGCCCGGTACAGGAACGTGGCGGCCGGGTTGCGCACCAGCAGGCGGTGCAGGTCGATCGCTTCATCCATGAAGTCGTCGGCCGGCGACGGGAAGCCCAGCCGCGCGCGCGCTGCTGCCAAGGGCACGAACTGCGCCGGGCCGTCGATCAGCGCCGGGCCGATGGGCTGCGCCAAGGTGTGGGGAAGGGGGAGGGACTGCATGGGCGTACTCTGGGAGCGGCTTGTCTCACGAGTCGAGACGGCACGCATATTAGTACAATTACTAACTCATGGAGGTGAGGCATAAATTTGGCGCTTCCCGCGTGGCACGCCAGTTGCATGACCTCTAGTGGAGGCCTCCCAATCCTTAATGGATGGAATCTCGTTCAGAATTTCTCAGGGCGTGAGAATGGGGGGATATCTGGAAAGTGTGGAACGCGGTGTAAGATTCGCCGGCCAGGACGGCGTTCATAGGGGGAAGGGTGTCAACGTACGCAGAGGTTTTGGACATGCTTTCGGGCGAAGATCCGGGGCGCGACTACATTGTTATCGCAAGCCCGATCACGCGGGAGCTGCACTCACAGCTCAGCGACTTGCTTGCGAGCCGGCCGCTCAAGCCGCGGGCTACTGTCGTTCTGAGCACCTTCGGTGGCGACCCGGACGGTGGATACCGCATCGCTCGCTGTCTCCGTCATCATTACAAGGATGGGCTCCGGGTAGCAGTCCCGAGCTGGTGCAAGAGTGCCGGCACCTTGATCGCGATTGCTGCCAATGAGCTCGGTATTGGCGACCGGGGCGAGTTGGGCCCTCTCGACGTCCAGGTGTTCAAGGGAACCGAGCTGCAGGAGCGCAGTTCTGGGCTGGACATCACAGAAGCCCTTGGTGTCGTAGGACAGCATGTGCGGTGGGGGTACCACCAGATGCTGGGCGAAGCCAGGCGGATGGGGCTATCGACCAAGCTGGCTGCGGAAATGGCTGCCCACATTGGTGCTGCCATGGCTGCGCCGCTCCTGAACCAGGTGGATCCCCTGCGGCTCGGAGAGCTCCAGCGTGCTACTCGAATCGCCTTTGAGTACGGCGGGCGGCTGGATAGCTATTCGCAGAACCTTAAGGATGACGCCTTAAAATCACTGATCAATGACTACCCGTCTCATAGCTTCGTCATTGACCGAAAAGAAGCTTCGAACCTCTTCAAGAGGGTGTCCCCGCTGACCGCTGCGGAAAACGCTCTCGTTCAGTTTGCTTGGGGGATGCTGCAATACCCCAGCGAGCACCAGCAACCCCGATTCATCGATTTCCCGGTTCTTCCCAATTCCCACGAAGGTACGTCCCATGAATCCGACATTCCAGCTGCAAACGCAGACCCAAGCGCAGCCCCAAGCTCCGAACCGAGCCGTGGAGAGCCAGTGGACGCCGGGAATCCAGGGGCAGGTGGTACGCGCGTTCGAGTTCGCCCAGGACGCAATGGAGCGCAGGCGGGAAGTGGTGTGCCAGCCGACGCATCAGAGCCTAGTGCTGAGTAGTATCCACGGTCGATGACCGAATAAGGGCCCCTCCGGGGCCCTTTTTTTGCCCGCTGGCGGTTGAGTGGGGGAGGTTGTTGGACCGTCGCGTTCTGCGCGACAGCGTGGTGCCAAGCTCTGATGATGACCTATCGTGGAAGTAGTCAGGCATCACTGGAGGCCCAGGCTGCGGCCAAGCTGCAGCAGGCATCGGATCTCGAACGGGATACCTCGGGGAGCTGGCGGTCCCGTGCGCGCCGACAGCGGAGTGCACAACGGCTCCGGCAGGTGGCCAGCGGCCATCAGCGCGCCGCCAGCCGTCTGGTAGGCCTGGACCTTCCAGATGACTTGCCGTTCTAGCGGCCCGAGCCCTTGCGCATCTGCAGCACCGTAGCGCCGGAGCCGGTGAGCAATTCCAGCAGTGCCTCAACGGCAGCGCGCTTCTCTGCGTCGTACTCGAAGAAGTTGTAGTGCCGCTTCTGGACGCCGCTCAGGCCGTGGGACTGCAGGTGGCCACGAACTTCCTCGGACAGGCCCAGCGCCGCGAGCCGAGTTTCCACTGTGCGGCGCAGGTCGCCTGGCGTGAACGGCGATGCCAGTTCCCCTGCGGCAACCATGCTGGCCACCACCGGGTCCATGATGCCCCGGAACTCGTCATAGCTGGCCGCCTTCTTACCGGCGGTAAGCGAGAACAGGTGCGGACCTTCACCGTCACCGCGTAACGTTTCGAGATCCGTGGCGATGCGGGGGAGCAGCGGCACCAGATGCACGCGCGGCAGGCGCCGCCGGCCCTTGATGTCGAGCAGGCGGACGGAGCCGGTATCGGTGTCGGCGTCGTGATCGTGATCTGACCATTGCAGCCGGATCATCTGAGCGATGCGTTGGCCGCCGGTCAGCAGGTGGAAGCGCAGGAGCGCTCCAGGCCGCCCGGGAATGGCCTCGATCCTGCGCCAGTAGGCCCGAAGCTCCGCCACCGAAAGAACCCGGTCGCGCGGTTGCCCGCTGTCCAACGTGGCCAAGTCACGCGCTGGGTTCCTGGACACGTTGAGCGCACGCAGCGCGTCAGGGGCGGCGGCGTCCTGCTTTGCCGCGATCGCTGCCGCGTAGGCTGCGCGAAGGTACGACCTGACCTTGCCACCCTCGCGCATCTTCTTGCCGCGCACCAGGCGCGACAGGATCGGGATCAGGTCGTCCAGTTCCAGCTCGGATGCAGGGCGCGCCCACAGGGCTGGCCACGGCTTCTCGATGTGGCGCTTGATGGACGCTCGGGTGGCGTCGGCAGACACCTTTCCGGCGTCCTTCAGGCTCTGGGCATAGGCCAGCATCAGGGCACCGAGAGTGGCGCCTGATCGGCGCGTCGATTCGGCCAGCGCCTCTTCCTTCGCGCGCTCCGCTGCCGCAGCTTCGGCGGTCATCGAGTCGCGCAGATCCCGCTCGCCGGCCTGGTACCGGCGGGACAATTCCGCCGCTGCCTCGCGCGCTGCCGTCAGTGCCAAGCCCGTGCCGATCAGCAGGCGGTCGCGTTGCCCGTTGGCCTTCGTGTACCGGTAGTAGAACCGCAGGTGCCCACCAGCCAGCTTGCGCACGTCCAGACAGCCGGTGCCACGCGGGGCCGGATCGGAGGCCCATTCGCCGACCGGCAAGGCGGCCAGTCCCTTCGCTGTAAGCATTCCCTTCATCGCGCCCATTGGTGACCGCTCGGTGACCGTTTGTCCGTGGAAAGTGGTGGACGATGATGGGCACAGGTGGTCTCACATCCTGAGAAAATCAACCACTTAGCTTAAAACGGGGCCGCTCATGGAAGGTCGTGGAAGCCATGTAGAGGCCTCATAATCCCTTGGTTTCAGGTTCGAATCCTGATGGGCCCACCAATTGATGATCCTATGTCGTCCTATGAAGGCTGAAATATCCTGAAAAAACAGGGGTTTCGGCTTTTTTTGCGTCTGATTGCGTCCTATGTGATCCAGGAGCATCCAGGCTTCTCTGGCGGTATCTTTGGCGGTAACCTCCACCCGCTCTACACCTGTTACCGCCGAATCAGTTACCGCCACCATGTCATTGACCGATACCGCCATTCGCAGGACCAAGCCCACCGCTGCCGTGCAGAAGCTGCGAGACGGTGGAGGCCTGTACCTGCTGCTGAAACCTGATGGCGCCAGATGGTGGCGCTGGGACTATCGGCGTCCTGTGACCGGCAAGCGCAACACGCTGTCGCTTGGCACCTATCCAGAGGTGAGCCTGGCGTCCGTGCGCGAGCGCCATGCTGCTGCGCGAAAGCTGTTGGCCGAAGGTGTTGATCCGGGCGAGCAGCGCAAGGCGCAGAAAGTGGCCAGCTTGGAACTGGCCACCAACACATTCGAGGCGCTGGCGCGCGAACACTTGGCGATGAGAGCCAAGAAGCTGTCTGCCGGGTCGGTGAAACGAGAGACGCGCTTGATCGAGAAAGATCTGACGCCGTACATCGGGCAACGACCCATTGCGGCGATCACAGCGCGTGAACTGTTGGAGACGCTGCGCAAGATCGAGGGGCGCGGCGCGGTCGAAACTGCACATCGGGCGCGGATGCTGGTCAGCCAGGTTCTTCGATACGCGATTGCGACAGGACGTGCAGACAGAAACGTGGCAGAGGATCTGAAAGGAGCGCTCACTTCGCCCGAAGGGCGTCACTTCGCCAGCATGACTGAGCCCAAGCAGATCGCAGAACTGCTGCGCTCAATACACGGCTATCAAGGATCACCGATTGTCATGGCGGCCCTGTGCCTAGCGCCGCTGGTATTCGTTCGCCCTGGTGAGCTTCGTCGTGCACGATGGTCGGACATCGACCTGGACAATGGCGAATGGCGGTTCACGGCAAGCAAGACCGGCCAATCGCACGTTGTTCCATTGGCTTCGCAGTCTGTGGCGATTCTTAGGTCTGTGCACCCGCTGACTGGACGGAAAGAGTTCGTGTTTCCCAGTGTGCGTGGCAAGGGGCGGCCCATGAGTGAGAACACGATCAACGCGGCGCTACGTCGCCTCGGCTACGACTCCGACACAATGACCGGGCATGGCTTCCGCGCGATGGCGCGCACTGTGCTGGATGAGGTGCTGGGCTTCCGTCCGGACTACATCGAGCACCAGCTTGCACACGCTGTGCGTGATCCCAACGGACGGGCATACAACCGTACGGCTCACCTGATTGAGCGGGCAAAAATGATGCAGGCGTGGGCGGACTATCTGGACGGCTTGAGAGCCTCCAGCTGACCTCCCGTTCTTCCATCTTTCATTTCTAACTTACTGTTTCTGCTGGTTACAGTGGTAACACTGGTTACACCGCTGAGAAACGTATTAAAAATCAGTCGGTTGCGTCCATTTTCGGAGCGCCGCATTCACTGGTTACAGCTGGTTACGCTGGTTACAGCTGCGCCCTATCGATCCACATTGGACGTATCTGGATCGATGGCGCACGCCGATTGAATGGCTCTGCCGCAGCCTCTTTCCGGCCAGCGGGTGGCTTTGTAGGCCGCCGAGTTGTCGTCATGACGGCCGATGACCAGACCGAACCCGCCGGTAATCGATAGTTCGCTCGCCGCACATTTTGCGCCGTCGGCTTGGAGCAGCAGGTTGCCAGGCGCGTCCGTTTGTCCTGCGCAACCAGTCGGGCGGCTTGACTGCTGCGCTCGATTGTCAGCTCCCGCCAGTTGGCTTTCGCATCGAGAACGTGCGCCGTCAAGGGGAATTCGTCATGTGTAATTTTACAAAATACTGTAAAAATTTTCCCTACACATCGTGCTGCGTGAGTTGAGCGGCAGCTGTCTCTAGCCTTCTAACCAAGCCCACAACACAGGGCGGCGGTTGACTAAACGTCAGCCCCGCGACCTCTCACATGCTTGGTTCCCCAGCCCCTCAGGCGACCGCACCCGGTCAGCCTGCCGATCATTCTCGGCCTGACGCCGCACGCGGTGAACGCTTCCTGCGCAAGCCCGAAGTGCTCAGTCGCACCGGCATTTCCCGCTCGCACCTGTACTGGCTGATGAGGCGCGGCCGGTTCCCCGCATCGATCCCCCTTTCCCCGCGCGTAACTGTCTGGTTGGAGTCGGACGTGGACGCGTGGATTGCCACCCACATTCCCGACACCCACCTGCGAGTGCAGCCATGAAAGACACCATCACCTTGACCATCTCCAACCAGAAATTCAGCCTCAGCCCGGCAGAGGCGAAGTTCCTGGCTGAGCATCTGCGCACAGCTGTGGCGCAGCCGAACCTGGCACTGAATTTCTCGCAGAGTCGGACTGAGCAAGGTGGCCGCATCGCGCTGTCGCGTGGTGTCGCGGGCAGCCGTTCCATCACTGACTGCTGAGGCACTGCAATGAGCCAATCCAGAGCCTTCCTGCGCTGCCCGCATTGCGATACGCCCGCCATCGTGCGCACCAGCGTGCTGCATTCCAAACTGTTGCGCGAATCCGTGCTCCAGTGCCGCAATGCGCTGTGCGGTCACACGTTCTCGGCCTACACCGAAATCGTGCGTACGCATACGCAGAGTGCGTGCCCGAGGGGGGACGTCTGCCTGCCCATCAGCAGCTCCGCTGAACGCGCCGCGCTCAGTGCACAGGCCGCGCCAGAACCCGTGACCCCACGCAAGGCACGGCGATGACGCAACTGTTGACAGCACCCGCTCACCAGGCGCAGCATTGCCCCGTCGCCGCACAATCGGCGACCGGGTTTAGCAGCCCGACTCACAAGGCGCACCAGCGCCCATCGACCGATGCATGGCGCTTTTTTATTGCTCGCTGTGTCGTCGCGGGCGATTGCTTGCCAGTTCTATGGCGGGCGGTGCGCGGAGGCCGAAAGGCCTGCCGGTCCTTGTGCCGGTCTGCTAACCGCGTACCGTCCGTCACCTCGTTTAGCAGCGAGTTGGCGGATCCAATTTCACACAAGGATCCTGCCATGTCTCTCGACACCCTGGCCGCGCCGTCGCGCTTTGCCACCCGTATCGCACACCATCTTGGCGAAATCGCCGACACCCTCGACTGGGACCATTCCCGCTGGCTGGCGCTGACTGCGCGCCTTGAGGCCACCGGCAAGGCCCCCGAGGCGTTGACGCTGGGCGAGGTGCAACACGCCATTGCCGCCACCGTCCAGGAGGCCGCGCGATGAACGCTCTCGCCCTGAATGCTGCCGTCGCCAACGACGATGCGGCCACGCATGACCTGTTCAGCGCTGTGTGTCAGTTGCAGCGCATCCATACGATGCCGATGGCCGCACTGTCGCAGCTGGTGAACGCGCTGGAACGCCGACCCGGTGCACTGGAAGCACTCTCCGTAGGCCAGTTGTTGGCCATGGTCCGTGATGCGCAGGTGACTGCATGAACACGGAAACCGTGAGTGTGTCCGGCGTACCGGGCGTGGCCGATGGCGTACTCAGCGCCACCATCACCGATACCTGGTTCGATGCCGAGCGTACCGCCCATATTGTCGAGGTGGCTCGCCGCGTCGAGCGGCTGCACAACAAGGCCTCACGTCGTCTGGCCATCCTCAGTGGCGAACTGGATGAGGCGCTGGAAGGCCATCCGTTGGAGGACCGCCTGCGCGAGCGCCTGCTGTGGCCGCTGGAGCGCGATTGCCTGGAGCTGGCCACCGTCGCGGCGCGGGTGCGCGTGCGCCTGTCGTTGTTCGCGCCTGCGGAGTCGCAGGAACAGTTCGACCGAGGCATGGCTTTGCAGTTGGCCGACCTGCAAGCCGAGCAGGCTGCTGCCGCGCCGCCGCAAGCGCTTTCGCGCAGCGCTGCCCCCATGCCCTTTGGCTACTGGATCAGCGAGGACAGCTTCAATCGCGTGGAGCGTGCACGCTCGGCTGCACTGCTGCTGGCCAGCGTCGATGAGCGCATGGCGGTGCCCTTTGAGGCTGTAGCGTTCAGCGCCGCCTACGTGCATGAGGACCTCGCCGCCGTGTTGGCCAACGCCCGTCACAGCAGCCAGCTGGAGGCCGACGATGACGCGGCCTGAGGGATTCATTGCGGCACTGCGTGCGGCAGGTCTATGCGTCGGCACGGGCGAATCTGTCCTGGCCAATGGCCGTCTGTGCCGCGTACGCGCCGAGGGCGATGGCAGTGGCCAGCGCAGCGGCTGGTATGTGCTGCACGCAGGCCCGCCGCAGGCCGGTGCCTATGGCAACTGGAAGACCGGGCTCAATGAGTCCTGGTGCGAGGGTGGAGGAGAGGCGCTGAGCGAGGCCGACCGCGCGATGCTGCGCGAGGCCGTGGTGCGCGCCCAGCGCCAGCAGCAGGCCGAGCGTGCGCAACGCCAGGCCGTGGCCCGGCAGCAGGCGCGTGAGCGCTGGCAGCGCGCC